CTTGTACTCGTTGGCGGTGCGGTACAGCAGGTCGTCATCGCTGTAATTCTGCGCAGTCGGACCACTCAGTTCTCTGAGTGTTTTGAGGAGAACATCGCGTGTCATCGTGTTACCTGATGTGATTCGGTAACAATTAGACGGTCAATAAAAAATCCACCTACTGTGTCGGGGGCCCGCCATCGCGGACGCGGCGAAGACGCTCAAAGTAATCAGAGCCCTTCCGCGCAGATGTCTCGGAGGCACGGGTGATCGGCGAAGGTGATAGCGCGGCAGTAGTCACCGGGGCTTCACCGCCATCGCGTATGCGGCGAAGACGCTCGAAGTAATCAGAACCCCTGTTGGGTTGTACTGGATCTGGAGAATCTTCGGTAAGACCTTGTTGAATTAACGCGTCCTTAGTGCGTTCGAGAGCGTCTAAGGACTGCGCTTTCTCCTCTTCGCTTAAGTATGAGTTCTTTATCTGTTCATAGCGTTGGGCATACGACTCTCCAAACGTCATCGGCTTGTCAGAGAAAACAAGCGCAAGTGGATCTTGAGCCGGCGCAAAGAACGCATTGATGCGTTCCTGCTCGGGAGAACGGGTAATCGACGGACCCATTGGGCGGGCCATCGGGGGAAGTGGAGCGGGTGTAATTTCCTCGGGAGAACGGGTAATCGACGGACCCATTGGGCGGGCCATCGGGGGAAGTGGAGCGGAAGTAGGACGCACGAAAGGGCTCATTACCGACCTCAGTGCGTCGCCTCGCGGTTGCGCGGGTGCCGGGGTTTCGGCGATACCTGCCGCCGCGTCGATACCTGCCGCCGCGTCGATAGCGGACCGAGGCGACTGAAAGTTGAACCCACTGCTAAACATTTTGTCTTTAAACGACACCAAAGCGGCACTGAGTTTTTCTTTTTCATCCGGCGGTATGCGCGCAGACCGAATGGCGTTCTGCCTCGCGAGGTACTCGTCGCCAAAATTCAGCGGTTTTTTCTTCTCAGTCTCCGCCAAGTAAGCGTCGGCAAGGATTTCTGAAACCTTCGGGGTTCTGTCTCCGTAAATTTCTTTAGTGTTGGTCAGCCCGAGAAAATCCAAGCCGTAGGGTAATGCCGTATCGATGGCTTGGCCCAAGAGGTAACCTCGTCCGATACCGCGTGCCGCCGCCCCCGCAGCGAGCGCCCCATACGACCGACCCTGCAACATCTTCGCCCCGATGCCGCTGTCTGCCAGGGTTTTCACGTTCGCAGCGCGCCAGGTTTCTTTCAGACGCGGCCCTAAACTTTTTGCCGCCTCTACCCCCTTTTTAAAAAACGCGCCCGACCTACTGACCAAGTCAGGATTAGTTAAGAGGGCGGCAGCCGCAGCAGTGGTGGTCCCTGGGTTATCGGCGAGTGGCTGGGTTACTCGGTTGAAAAAGCTGCGGCCTGACGCAGGTTCAATCGAGTCGTCGACATAGGCTGATCCAGTAGACGGATCAACAAACCCAGAACGTGAGGTATTCGCGGCGGCTGGCGGGGTACCGTTGCCAGAGCCGGCAACGACTGAGTCGACGAACGGATCGGGGTCGTTGGATACGTCGTTTGAGGAAGATCGGTAAGCAGGATCGGGGCTGAACGCAGCCGCTGGAACAATGTTCAACCTGCTCTTAACGGCATCAATACCTGCAACCCCGCCCTCGGGCGCGCCCGGGGGCAGCGGAGTTGTAGCTGGCGGATTCTCGGCATTCGCCTCCGCCTTTGGTCGAGCGAAGTACGACGTGTCGCCGGGGGCAGCGCCGAGGTCAGAATAACCAGCAGACCACTGACCCCCGGAGCCAGGAGTCAAATTAGCTTCTATTTTGCGCGCAAAATCATGCGCGTCTGTGGACTGTCTGAGTAGGGCGACTTGCTTTTGAAGTAGCGCGTTTGCGCCCGGATCTTTTGAACCTTCCATCTTCACGTATGCATCCAGCTCAGATTGAACCATCGCAAGCTGTCCGCCGTTATACAAGATCGAGAAGTCCGACTCGTCACCACTTAGATTTTTTTTATTCTCAGCTAGGTACTTTGCCCTGGCTACGCTACCGGCTGGACCGGCGACTCTTTCTACTGCCCCCTTAACCAGTTTGTTTCGTCCCTCCGTGATGCGGGCAGCCAAGGCTGCATGGCTTGTGAATAGTGCTCCTTCCACGCTAGCTAGCTCTCTGTTGATACTTTCGATCCGGTCTACTACAGCCGCACGGCCTCTGGCTTTTTCCCTATCGTCGCCTTGCTGCCACAGCTCGAACGTCTTTTTCTTCACCTCTAGAGCACGCGTCGCATCTTTAAGATCCGACGCATACTTCGCCTCGTCCATGCCTTTTAGGTACATGTCGTCGAATGCAGTAGGTGAGACGTCGAACTCCCCCTTTTCGTTGACCTTAAGCACGCTGGAGTTTCCGGTGACTTGTGCGTATTTGATCCGCAGCTGCCTCTGTGCTTCCGCCCCATCGCTCCGCACCCGATTGATGAGTGCCCGATTCTCGGCTAAGATCCTAGCTGCCTCCGCCCGACCCTCCGAAGCGATCTGCTCGTCGCGACGACGGTTCATGTCCTTCTCGGTGTCGCCGCGTTGACGCGTGTAGAGCTCGTCCTGACGAGCGCGTTCTTGCGCCAGCAACTCGTCCTGCCTGGCGCGATTAGCGTAGTTCTGACCAGCTTGGATGAATACGTCTCTGAGTGCTTCTAGTGCCATGGTGTAAGTTTACTGAAGGGTTGTCGCAGATTTTTTAACGACTACTTTTTCGGAACCGGGTCGAAGTCTGCCGCCGTGCCGATACCGCTCGTCTTGGGTTTGAATTTACCACTGCTGAAATAGTTCATACCCATGCTGGCTAAGCCTGCTCCGAGATTCTGGTAGGCGCTGCCCTCGACGCTGCCACCGGGCATCTCGTACGGCTTCACCGTCGGGGCGTTGCCTCCGCTCGTGGAGAAGAGCTTGAGGTTGTTCATCGTGCGGTCGAAGCCAGACTGACCGTAGTCATCCGCGTCCTTGTACATCTTCAGCTGCGTGTTCATGAGCGACGAGGGTCTGTCCAAGTTCGCCAGGCGGCGGCTCGTGTCGTTCGCGAAGAGCGAGACCTTTGCTTTGGTGTCCTGCTCGCCGATGCCGCGCTTCTCATCGGCGGTAAATTCGCCGATCTCTTTTAAGCCGAGCGATGCTTTGCCGGCCTGATCGCGGGCCGCGTTAGTACCGAAGTCCGCCACCATCCGTTGCTGACCGCTTGCGTAGTCAGCCCCCTTCCGTCCCTCGCTTGATGCAAAGTCGTTCGCCGTGCGGTATTGACCGCTCCCGTAGTCGGACACCTTCCGTCCCTCGCTCGATGCAAAGTCGTCCGCTGTGCGATATTGACCCGCGCCGAAATCGGTAAGCCTGCGTCCTTCGGTTGATCCGAAGTCGGTGAGCTCGCGATTCTGCCCGGAGCCGTAGTCCGCGATGGTGCGCGTGTCGTTAGAAAGCATGTCGGCCAAGGTGCGGCCCTCTTTCGTGCCGTAGTTGGAGACGTCCCTGTTTTCGGTCGCTCCGTAATTTGACAACTCTCTGCCCTGCCCCGCGCCGTACTTCGACAAATCGAAATTTTGCGAGGTGTCGGTGTCGGCAATGGTGCGGGTCTCGCCCGAACCGTAGTCCGCCAATCCGCGACCCTCTTTGGCGGAGTACCGCTCAATTCCCGCGACATCGCCAGCGTTCGCCACGCGGGCGTTGCCGATGGCTTCAGCCGCGCCTTGGCGACCCGCGATAGAGGCGCGCATCAGCGCAGCGTCCGTGCCGGAAGATCCGCCGACGTAACCATCCTGGGCGAACTGAGCGAGGGTACGATCCTGCGCAGCCTGAGAAGCCAGATTTACCGCCGTGCTTTGAGCCTGGGCGGCGTTAAGCCGCTCAGCATTGAGTGGCTCCTGAGCCGCACGCAGCTTGACGACCTCGTCTTCGAGGGCTGCTTTGCGGGATACCAAATCAGCCGCGAGTGCGGTGTTGCGGGATGCGGTGGCGGTCGTGATCGCCGCTCCGAGAGAGGCAATCTCTGTCGTGAGCGCCGCGCCTTTCTGGTCGAGCTCCGTGGCGAGGGCACTTCGGTACTCGCCGACCTCACTAGCAATCGCGCCTTTGCGGGACGCGCCCAACGTAGCTAGAGCAGCATTCCGTGCATCAACCTCCGTGCCGATTGCCCCGCGCCGGGTAGTCAGATCGGTGGCTAAGGCGGCATTCTTGGTCGCCAGCTCGGCTTCGATTGCTTTCCGCTGGGCCGCAGTCTGGGTGGCGAGCGCGCCTTGTCGGGCGGTAACCTCGGTTCCGATTGCTTTTCGCTGGGCCTCGGTCTGAGCGGTGAGCGCGGCCTGTCGGGCGGCAACCTCGGCACCGAGAGCGGTCTTTTTACCTGCTACTTGGTCTGCCAGCGCCGCTTTTTCCGCAGCCGTAAAGGTATTGAGGGCAGCAGTGTTCTCGCCGCGCTGGGTATCAAGCCCCGCCAGAAATTTAGCCGTAGCCTCATCCGTGATCTTGTTCTCTTTTTCGAGTTGGGTGCCGTCGTAGAGGCCCGCCAGCGTTGCCGTCCCCGATTTGAATATCGGGTCGTACGTTTCGCGGAGCTTACCCGCCATCTCGGCACGCTCTTTGTCCTTTTCGATGTCGGCGAGACCCTTATTGATGGCCTGATTAAGGAGGTAATCCTCCGCATTCGTGCTAGAGCTGCCGCCGTCGACGACTTTCTGGGCTTTCCCGCGCCAGCGATCTAGGGCGGCGAGCTCTTCGGGCGAGCCCTGCGCGCCGTCGTTGTTCATCGGGGCGAGCACTTGCAGCGAATTCAGCCATTTGGGGTCAGCGAGCTGGTGATCAGCGGCCCACTGTTCCCAGCTCCGGGTATCGCCTGCCGCCTTGCGGCGGTTGTACTCCGCCATTTCCTGCGGAGCCAGCTCGGGGATGTTCTGGACCGTAAGCGGAGTCTTTACGGTCTGCCGACCGTACGCCAACGCGCCGGGTCCGTCGCCGTCGACGAGCTTTTGCGCAATGTTGGTCTGCCACTCTTTCGGCAGCTTTGCGAAATCTGGATCGAGCGACAGCTCTTTGAGAGCTGCATCTAACGTAGGAGCAGGCATGGTAGGTTAAGACTTTTGGTACGGGTTGTAGGGCAGGCCGTCTTCCTCGTACATTGTGTTTCCGGCGGCGTTGAGGTAGGGAGTGTTCCCGCCCATCTGCATCTGCCCCATGTCGCCTGATGGGCCAGCGCCGCCTCCCGAGGGACCAGCGCCGCCAGCGCCCGGAGCCATCTGCATTCCGTTCACCACTCCGTTCGCACCCACCGAGGCGGAGCCGTATTTCGGTTTGCCGAAAAGGCTGAAGCCTCTTGGGACTTCTACGTTGGGTGACGTGATCGTCGCGTAGCGAGGGAGCCAGGTGTTGACCGGTTTTCCGTCGGAACCCACGCCCTGGCTCTCTAGCCAGCGTTGATAATTGAGGCGGTTAGCTTCGGCCTGCGCGGCTTGGTTGGCTGCGTTAGCTTCGGCCTGAGCTTTCGCCGACTTGTTCGCGCCGTAGATTGCCGTGGCGCTACCCACGACGGCAGAGCCGAGCATGGCGGCAGCGGTCCACGCGGACGTGGCGAGGTAGAGGTGTGGAGTAATCAGTTCGGTGAGGCTCATGGCGTTATCCTTGGATCAGGGGCTTGTTGTAAAATAGGTCTCGGGCGTCGGTCTTGGCCGTGCCCAGCGCGACGTACTTTTCGCGGCTGTAAGTGACCTCCAAGATCACTTCATCGGGGTCGGTTTTGTCGGTGACGTGCGACGTCGCCCAGACCACGTCCTCTTGCGCGTAGATCAGGCGACGCGTACCGGGCTGGGTCACCCCGAGGTGCGGTGCGGTCAGCTTCATCCAGCCCGTCTCGACGGTCCAGACCGCTGCTTCACCCTTCAGCACCACGAACGGGTGCTCTTTCAGGTGCATCCGCGTGACGAGCAAAGTGCCCTTGGGGATAAAACACTCCCGGGTGTACAGCCCAGGCGTAAAAATGTGCCGCAGCGGGATGTGCTGCTGGTCTAGCTGCTCGAGGGCTTCCTCGATCTGATCCAGCTCCCGCCACTCAGCCGCACGCAGACGCACCAGCACCGTGTCCAGGGCGGATTGCTCATCGGTCGTGATGATTTCAAAGGGCATCGGTTGATTGTTACTTATGCGTATCGGATAACATCAGGTCAAGGTAAAGCAGTAAAGAAGGGCACCCAGACGGTGCGTCCGTTGTACCGAATTGCGATGTAGGTGCCGGTGGTCGCGCCCACTGTGCCGCCGTCTTCACCGCCGCTCACGCTGTTGTTGCCGTTCGGGTGAAAATAGAAGGTCGTGTTGGTAAATGCATCGATGGCTGCGTTGGAGAAAGGCGTGTTCGTCAGCGATCCGAACGTGGCGTTTCCGTTGCTGGAGAAACTGCCCGAGTAGGTGTTGTTGGTCGTGGTAACGGCCCCTAAAAAAGTTGCGTCGCCGGCGGCACTGATCGTCGCCTGGTTTACCCCGCCGTTCTGTACGTTCAATCCACCGCCCCGTACAGTCAACCCGCTGAGGCCGACGGTCATACTACGAGCAAAAGCCCCGTCGTGACTTGCGGAAAAACCAAGATTTTCAAAAACCGTGTACAAGCTATCGCCTATGCGAATCTCAGGCGTATATCCGCCACTGCGAAAGTACATCGTCCTCGACGCAGTAATATAGCTGGTAAAATAAAGGACCGTGTCTAACCCAACATTATTAAATGCAACCAGATCACCGACATACAACCCTGAAGGTTCTATCCGCTTTCGTTCCCTCCCTGTTCCGACGTCGAGAGCTCCAGCAAACGTACCCGTGGCACCGGAGAGGCTTCCCCTGAACGTACCGCTGGAGAACTCAACAGATCCGTCGGCCTTTATCGCCCAACCCGCCGAACCGGTAACGTAGTTACTGCTTCGGATAGCCGAAGTTCCGCTCAAAATTACCCCGCCGCTGGTGATGTTTAGCCCCGAACCAATTGCGGATAGGGTAACTGCGGTCCCGCCGATCTGACTAGAGCTCAGCGAAAGGGTCGATACGTCTATCTGGGAAGCGGTGATACTATTTGCCGTAATTTTCCCACCGTTGATTGTCGTGGTGTTTGCGTTGATGTCAGCCGCTGCGCTGCCGGGTGTGAGTTTCGTTGAAGGATCATACCCGCTTGAGAATGTAGTACTGCCACTGATCTCGATCTTTGACCCGGTGATCCGCAACCCGCCCTCAATCGTCGCGTTGATCGAGGCGATGACGTTGGTTGATGTGACGGGCGTAAAGTTGAGCTGCGCTGCCGTAATCGTCCCAGCAAAGATCTCGTTAGCCGTAATCGTTCCCGCCTGAATCTGACTCGCTGAAATAGAACGCGCCGTGATCTTCCCACCACTGATTGTCGTGGTGTTTGCGTTGATGTCAGCCGCTGCGCTGCCGGGTGTGAGTTTCGTCGAAGGATCGTACCCGCTTGAGAATGTAGTACTGCCGTTAATCTGGATTCTAGAACCGCTGATCTGGATGCCTTCAGCCGTGGCGTTGATCGAAGCGACTACGTTGGTCGAGCTAACGGGGACGAAGTTCAACCGGCTCGCGGCGATGCTGCCGCTAACCAGGAGCGTTCCGCTGATCAACATGTTCTGCGCAATCACCACCCCGTCTACCACGGCAAAGGGCGCGATGCCGGTGGTTGAGTTGAAAATCTTGAACTCAGACGCGAGGAACGTGACCGAGCTGACATCCGTCCCAGCCCCTGTGGAGCTGGTGATGTTCATGCCCGTGACCACGTTTCCGGCGGTCACCTTGAGGCTGAATTTACCGGACAGGTTACCGTCGGCGTTTGCCCTCGCCAGTCGCTCGGTCTCGATGGCTGCTCCGATAGTACCGGATGTGCTCCCGACGGAAGCGGAGATGAGGTTGTTAACTGTGGACGTGACCTGCAAAGGCGTGGCGTAAACCGAGGACAGGCTGCTTATCTGACCATCGGTGTAGCCTGTCGCTGCGGTCGCCGCTGCCGAGATTGCTTCGGACTTTTTCGTCTCAACAAACGTAGGCGTAGCGTAAACCGAAGACAGAGCACTGATTTTCCCGTCAGTACTGCTATTCGCCGAAGTCACCGCTGCCGCGATGGCTTCAGTCTTCTTCGTCTCAACGAACAAAGGAGTGGCATAGACCGAGGACAGAGCACTGATTTTCCCGTCAGTGCTGCTATTCGCCGAAGTCACCGCAGCGGTTATCGCCTCGGACTTTTTCGTCTCGACGAACGTAGGCGTGGCGTAAACCGAAGACAGAGACGTTATCTGTCCAGCCGTGTAGCCGTTCGCCGATGTCACCGCTGCCGTGATGGCTTCTTCCTTCTTCGCTAGAGCGAAGTCCTTGGTCGCGTAGGTGGTCTCAACCGTGTTGATCCGAGCCAACAGACCGGTAGTCGGCGTGTTGATCGTGGATTCAATCGTGGTCGTGCGCTGCGCGAGTGCCTGGTTCTCGTCCACTAGGATCGTGGTCTCGGACGTGATGCGGGCCGACAGCTCGTCGTACTGCGTCGCCACCGTCTTCGACAGGAGTTCCTGGGTAGCTTGCGCCTTGTTGAGGGGAATCCCGAAGTCCGAGCCCATCGAGTCCAGCGCCTCTCTTACGCGAGCAATGAGGCGCGACTGCTCCGTCTGCCAGCTCTCCAGCGACGGGAACCGCTTCAGGACATCGTTGGGCAGCGGCGGATACTTCGACGGGATCGTCGAGAACGTGGCCGCGATGCGGTCATCGAACTGGGTTTTGTCAGAGAGTGCCATCGTGTCGGGTTACGCCGCGAGAGCCGACGCGGCTGAAGCTGTAGGTGCAGCCGAGCAGCTTTGCCACCTGGGTCGTGGATCCGGGCACGTAGGTAATCGAGTCGCTGAAGTACACGTTTCTGAAATGCGTTTCGATCAAGGGGCTGATCGTCGCGTCCTCCAACGTGACGGAGCACAGGGTCTCCGGGGGCTGAGCGATGTTGTCTCGGCCAAAAAGGGTCACCGTCAACTGACTTCCGGTCGCCTGCGGGATCGCCGCAAACAGCGGCAGGTAACTGTTGATGTCCTTCTCCGACTCATCGTCGTTGAGCGTGATCTCGCCGCGTTTGAGCACGCAGGTGACGGGGGTGGTTACCCCCAGTACGCTGGAGCGGGTGTAGCAGATCGGCCCAGAGTCGAGGACGGCGTGTTGCAGCACTTTACCGCCCGCAGCAGTGACGGACCACGGGATGTTATCGGAGGAATTCGGCTTTCGCACGATCACCGCAGCGGTGTACGGCGTGTCGATGGTGCTGCACGAGTCGTAAAGGTAGCTGTAGGCGAGCACGCCGCCCGAGTAGTGGAACCACCACTCACGCGTGATCGAGTTGTGCGAGACGAAGACTTTCTCTGCCGAGTCGGACGGAGCCGCACTAATCGACGCAAAGAGCAGGGCGCTCGCGTCAGTGGTTGTCCGGTGGATAGCGGGGCTCCCGGCTCCATCGAAGCGGTACACGCTATCGGGGCCGACGAAGAGATGATAGTCGCCGTCGATGTCGGCAATGGCGCGAGGATGCGCCAGCACGTTTGGACCCTTATACGCGGGCCGAAACTGGAACGGAGTCTCGACGGAGCCCGTGTAACGCCCGATCCAGATGCCGGTTTCGCGGTAGACGATGAGAACCTGCTTCAGCGAGCGGACCGCCAGAATGGCGGACGAGTCATCCTTGATGCTGCTGCTGCCGGCGAAGGTGGACACGTCAGCGAAGCGCGTGACGGAGACGTTCAGCGGGTAGGTCAGAGACGCATCCGCCGTCAGGTTCAGCGTGAGTTCGGATCCGTTGACCGCTGTGACGGTGACGCCGTCGTCGTAGCCGGACTGACCGCCGAGGGTCGTCCCATTGGGGCCAGCGCCGATGATGCCGAGCTTGCTGCCGACGCCGAAGGTGACGGGCATCGGGAACACGAGGGTGACCTTGTTCTTGGTCGCGGACTGGATCGTACCGGAGACGACCGGCGACCAGTTGCGAGGTGCGCCAAAGTCGCTCCATGAAAGTTTGTAGCGGATCCGGTTAACATTGGCCGCGCTCACCACCCCGTACGGGGTCGCGCTGTTCATCAACGTCGTCAGGTGGGTGCTCGCGACCTCGGAGATGTCGGCACAAACGAGAAACCCGTTGTGCGTCGCGATGTGCCCGACTGAGGCGATCCCGTTCTCCCGCAGCTCGTAGATCGGGGATACCTCGCTGGACTCGACGCGGAACGTGACGGGGAGATCGATGCCGTTATTCAGGATCAGGTAGCCGTCGAGCTGTTCGCCCTCCCAGTTGGTGGTGCTCGCCGAGAAGCCGGAGCCGATGGTCAGCCACGTTCCGGTGGTGTAGTCGAAGCGGTAGATCGTTGTCTTGCTGGCGGCGACGATGGCGCGATCTCCGTTGGGGCGAGTGGCTTCCCACAGGCCGATGATGTCGGAGCCGATGGATAGAGTCTGGGCCGAGTCGTTGGAAAGAGCGGTGTTCCCTTTGAACGGGAGGTGCCCCTCGCGAGGAACCTCGGCGTCGTTCTCGCGCCGCCAGTTCGTCTTGATGGCGTAGTTCCCCACTCCGACGTTGTCGACGGATGGGGTGTTCATCAGCCGACCGCCTTGGGTGGCGCGAACGGAAAAGGTAGTTTCGCGGGCCATTTACCTCTTCCCCCTTTTTTTAGTTTTGCGGCCAATCCACGGCGCGATGGCGAAGACGATGCCCAGCCCCGCAGCCACCGAGGCGAACCGCTCAAACGTGATCAGCGCCCGGTCTGCCGAGTCTTTGTGCCCGCGAGAGATCGCCAGATTGTTAGCTAGCATTTTGTTGATCGACTCGGTCATCGGCTCGATGACGCTGTACAGTTCGGCGGTCATCGTCGCAGAGTTCAGCGTCTCGATCTGTCCGCTGTCGCAGGCCACGCGCACTTTTCGCAAGTAGGCTTTAACGAGCCCGTGCTGCGCGACCAACTCGGGCGGATTGCCGAACTCGCTAATCAACCGCTCGGCTTCAGACTCCAGCCCGGTTAGTGAGGCACAGAACTCCTTTGCGTCGATCAGCCCCTTGCTCGCCTTGGCTTGAGAGTCCACGATTGCGAGTCCGTAAATGTCGAACATCGGACTCAGCACGTTGCTCGTCAGGGCAAATTCTTTGTCGCTCGCGGCGATGTGCCCGGAGACTGACTTCACGGTCAACGCTCCGACGCCAGCGAAGCAGATGACGACCGCAGCAAGTAGAGCAGTAATGACCTTCGGGTTCATTATTTCTTGAGGACCTTGGTCGGATTCTTGGCGTATTTTTTGGCGAGGGTCGTGATCCCCTCTAACAGCTCTGGCGCTACCACGCCGGCTACCCCGTACGTGATTGCTTTCACTAGGGAGCTCAGCCCGTCGATCTGCTCGACGATGAACCACGCGATGGTGCTGACGATAGCCGCCATCAGGATGCGGCGGATGCTGTCCCACGTCGTGCCTTGAATTGGGTTAGCCAGCAACCGGGCGGTCATGCCCGCGCCACCGATGACAGCCGTGAGCCAGCCGGTCTCTCGCCAGAGCCGAGCCACTTCCATGAGATCCTTCTGTTCGTTCAGCATCGGGTTGGATTCCTTATTTTTTTGAGCTCGATTTAAATTTCTCCTCGGAGCGCACGCCGAACCAGTAGCCTGTCGCCATTGAGAACATCGAAAAAGTCGAGGTGATGATGAACTCCATCATCGCAGGATCTTCGTTGCGGTAGATGATGCTCATGGACGTAGCAGTGATCCAGAGGGCCAGTGTCAGTCCCGGGCGGAACAGGGTCATGATGTTCGCAGTCACCCCGGTTGAGGCGAGAGACCCCTGTGCTTTGATCGCCGCTGCGAACGACGCGGCATTGGCCTCCTCGACCGTCTGCCGGTACGTGATGTCCGCTTTCTGCACATCAATCTTCGCAGACATCTCCATCTCGGCTACCTTGAACTCATGGTTCTGCTTAGCCTCCTTCATGCCCATCCACTTTTGGAAAATGGCACCACCCAATCCGAGGATTCCGCCTAACGGGCCAGCGAAGAGAGTGGTGATATCCATGGTGATGGCTACTCTACGATCAGGTGGGTGATGTCGGCGAGCACCCCGGGCTGGATGGCGTTCTTATCTAAATTAAGTCCGACCAGTGGGATCTTAAGCATTTCGTCGACGACGACCGGTTGGTCGAGGAGGTCGTTGAGACCCTTGATGAACTGCTCGCGCTTGATGGCGTCGCCGTTCACGTCGCCGAGACCGCCGGCCAAGGCGGTACGAGCGGCCTCAAACGCCTCGATGTGCGGCTTGAGGATACTCAAGTTCTTGGCGACAGCCCAGCAGGCTTTGGAGGAAAAGTGGTAGGGTTCGACGCTGACTTTCTTCTGACCCTCCACCGTGGTTTCGACTTCTTTCCCGTTAAGGGATCGAAGGGTTCCGAACAGACTGATGACGTTACGTAGTGTGGTATCCATATGTGTGGTTGCGTTGTTATTTTTTGTTACCGTGTGCCTGCTTTACAAGCAAAATTAGCCGAAGAGCGATCCGAGCGAAGAGCCGCCCGAGCGGAAGCCGCTGTCGTAGCCGTTGGCTCCGGGCTGAAAATAATTTGAGATGTCGGTACCACCGTAGCGGATGCCGACGTCGGCGCGTTTTCCGGTGTTGTCGTGCCGGTGCTCGTAGAGCCCGCGAATGTCGGTGCCGTCGCGCCGCAGCCCTAGCGGGTTGGGCACGCTGACGTAGGCCCACGCCTGCGCGATGCTGAAACTCCCGTACCCTGCGCGGGTGAACCACGGACGAGCGTCCATGCACTCAAACGAGTAATTGTAGGTACCGGCCTGATCCGCGACGAAGCTACCACTATGAGAGACCGTGTTCTCTTGCCCCACGCTGCCAATCGGCCCACCGGGAATCCAGTCCATCACGCGGAGGGTCGAGCCGTTGGGCTTGGTTACATCCCACGCGATGACGTAGATGCGCGGGCTCCCGATCCCAGAATTCCAGTCGTTTCCGTCGCTATTATCCGACAGCATACCCGTGAACGTCGCGCCCCCGGTCACGGTGGTGCCCGTCACGCCGCTGCCGGTAGAGACGTAGTGGCTGTCGTATCTTGGAGCTGCGACGAGTGGCATGGGTTTACGCCTTTACGCAGTCTAGTTTGGCGCACGCGAGGTCGATGAGGTAGCCGTCGTCGATCCCCCACGCCGAGTATTCCTCGGGGGTAATGTCGAAGCTACTCAGAGGGACGGCTGAGGCCAAGGCATCGTCGCCGAAGAAGGCCACGACCACTTGAGTCTGCACCCCGCTGATAGTCACCGCGACCGGCTTGAGGCCGAACACGACCTGCCCACCGATGGTCTTCGCCTGAATGGGCTGAATCGGGAGGTTCATCAGACGGGGGCCGGAGGCGTGGGCGTGACGGGTTCAGTGGGCGGTGCCCACGGCATCGACGCCTCGACCGCTTGCGGCGCGAGTGCCTTGGCGATCTGGTCGTTGACGTGTTTCTCGTAGCTCCCGACCACGACCGATTGAATCCAGCCAACGACGATTGCCTCGGTCAGTTGGTCGAACGGCACGAACTTGTCGGCGGGGATGTTGGACGCATCGAACGGAGTCGCGCCGGAGAACTCACCGACTTTACCGTTTTCGTCGGTGCCGATTTTTTTCCAGTACGTTTGGACGACGGCGTTGGCGTTAGTGCCTTGAGTAAGCGTTTTCACGCCGGTTACTTTCCATGAGTATGTGATCATAATTTTACGAGGGACTTGAGCTGGTTGAGTTCTAAACGAAGTTCTTTGATGGCCTCGACGAGGAGCGGCACGACGCGGTCGTACTGGATCGTCAGGTACGTCTCATCGACGGGCGCGGGTACGACGACCTCGGGCAGGACGCGCTGCATCTCCTGAGCCGACAGACCGACCTCCATTTTCGATTTGTAACCGAGGCTCTGGGCCACTGCGTTACCGACGTAGAAAAACCCGTTTAACGAACAGACCTTGTCGAGTGCGCCGACGATGTTGGCGAAACGAGTCTTGAGGCGGTCGTCGGAGTAGTACGCGGTGACCGTGCCATAGGCGTAGAGGTTGTCCGCGACCACCGCATTTAGGCGGCTGGTGTTGTTCGGGTCACAATAGTATCCCGTATTTTCGGCATCGATGAACTGCTGCGCGTAGAAAGTTCGGTTCGCCTCGGTGTTGCTTCCGTAGATGGCGACTTTGTACCAAGGTGTCCATCCACCGCCCCAGCGGGCTCGGATGAAAGTTAGGGCTGGATCACCAGCGCCCCCGGCCATCTGCCAGCCATACGAAACATGGTGCTGGCAGTTAATCCCCGTCCAATGAGAGGTGCCGGTCGGCTGATTGGCGGGGTTGCCCCAAGTGTCCCAAAAGCCAGTACCCCAGTCAAAGACAGTATCTAGGTTTTCTTGTCCCCAACCCATTTGACCGCCCCAGTAAGCGGTATCGCTTGTGATAGCTGGGCGTCTCCAGTTACTCCGCCCGGTCAGACCAGTTTGGGCCTTACCTCTTTGCGTCAGACCTTGCCAGTTAGAGTCTGAATTGGGGTCGATGTAGTACGCCGAGTCGTTGTAGTCCGTGAAATTCGGGGCACGCATATCCGTCACGCACCGGATGCTGGCTGAGATCGCGGCCTTGAAAGAACCGGCATTTATGACCAAAAGCCCGTGATCGTTGAGGTTGCTTGCCGCGCCGCCCGCGTTGGGGTGCGACCAAGCAAGACCGTACAATCCGCCGGTACTCGTTCCGTCCGCAGGAAGTTTGTACGAGTCTCCCATCGCAAACACGCCCTGATACCGTTCCGAAGCGTACACCCCCACCACGGAGTGCCCGTAGTTCTCGTTGATGTAGAGCCACCCTCTGTTGGTAATCGTCCTTAGTGTGCTGCTTGAATTGGGATCGAGGAAGTAAGACGTGTCGTTGCGGTCGTACGTGATGTATGTCCGAAAATCGTTAGCGTAGGTAGTGTCGTAGAGTTCGACCTCGCTGTTGGTGCAGCGAATCTGCCAGTTAGCGTCCTGAGAGAGGAAGCCGACGCTGTTGCCATTATTTGCGTACACGTAACCGCGAATCGCGCCCTGATGACCTCCGGTACGAAGGATTAAACCGCACACGGAACCGTCATTCCCGGCCAGGTTAAAGTATTGGTTGCTGGTTGCGTAGAAGTGGTGTCCGTGGGTGCTGTTGTACAACCCCTGATCTCCGACGTTGCGGAACCAACCGGCGACGTAGACCTGATCGAAGGTGGGGCCGTTTCCGGTGCCGAGACTCTGGTTGATCGTGTAGGCCGTGATGTTCGATGCGGTGCCCGTGACGGAGATGCCCCAGCTCCCGCTCGCGCTGCCGCCCGTCCTCGTCGGAACATCAAGAACCGTTCTGAAATTCGTCGGTGTGTAGTAGCGGACATACCCGTCGTGAGAGGCATACACCCGGCTAATTGCTGTCGTGCCGTTGTCGCCGGAGTCGGTGTTAATCCATCCCGCTTGAATGTACCCGCTGGCGTCCGTTCTGACGACCTTGTTCGCCTCGTTGTTTCTGGCGGTGTGAACATTGAGCCCGTAAGCGGTCGATGCGTTGCCGCTAATGCTGATGCCCCACGTCCCGCTCGCCCCGGAGCCGGTCAGGGATGGGGAATAGCTGGTGTAGTTACCGGCGTGCAGAGCTTGATTGCCCGCCATAAACACGCTGGAGGTCATCCGAATAATGCCGCCGCTGCTGCCATCTACGGTGTTAATGTATAGATCAGCCCACGCGGTCATTGCGTTGTTATGCGCAAAAACGCCAGCTATCGAACCATACGTTCCCAAGAAAGCGGCTCGGTCGCTGGTAGAGTTTTTGGACACTATGCGACCATACCAAGCTGAGGCGTTTCCGTTGTTTTGGTTTACGATGGCTTGGTCTGCTCCCGCGCTGACATTTGCCGCCGTCGTTGCTGTCGCCGCGTTGCCGCTGATCGAACCGCTCGACGTGATGTATCCGCTCGGATTGCTGCTGTTGTAGGGCGTGAAACCCAACGCCGCTTGCTTGCCGTTAAAAGTCGCCCAGTCCGCTGCGGTGAGGTAGCCCGGCACGCTCGCGGTCGCCGCCGCCATGCTGATCACCGGAGCCGTGCCGCCCGATGATACCACGGGGCCGGTCGCCGTCACGCCCGTAACCGTGCCCACGTTCGCCGTGTATCCGTTGGGATTCGTCGCGTTGTAGGGCGTGAAGCCGAGCGCCGAAATGACGGCTGCGTTCGTGACGGAACTCGCCGTTATCGTAATGTCGCCCGAGCCGAGGACCGAGTTGCCGTTGATCGTCTTAATCGACGTGCCGGATACGAGTGCCGTCTGGTACGTGCTGGCGGCGGTGGCGCTGGTCAAATACGGGGACAGCGCAGATGAGGTGATGTATCCGCTGGGATTGGTCGCGTCATACGGCGTAAAACCCAACGCGGTCGTGACGTTGCCCGACGTAATCTCGCCGCGAATCGTCGCGCTGGATTTGTTCTCGACGCTACCCAGACCGACCTTCGACGCAGCCAACGAGGTGATCCACGACGGATCCGCGTAGCTCTTGTCGTTAAGGACAAAGCGGGAGCACAGAACTTTGCGTGGACCGTTCGTCGTTCCGTCGAGACCAAAGTGGTCATCCGTCGCAAAGTCTGCGGTGACGGTTGCGAGTACAGAGTCGTTGAGTGTGTAGGCCATGGTTATGCGTTCAAATTAGTGACCCACGAAGATCCGTTGGTGGTGGCCCAGCCCTGGCCGTCGGAGGCTTTCAGACCGAAACGGATGGTCGTACTGCCCACTGCGGTCGTGGATGAGTCTTGAATGGTGAAAGGAGCGACCTGCGCGGAGGTCCAGACCGTGAAGCCCGAGGCGATACCGGCGCAGTAGACGAGGTTACCCGTGAGGCCAAGAGTGCAGGCGGCGGAACCGACGACCGAGCTGGAATTAGCAATCGTTGCGGAGTTAATCCCCGCAGACTTCGCGGCGATTATGTACGGCGAGGATGATCCCGTAACGCTCGGCGAGAGGGCGTAGAAGTACGAAAGGGTTACGGACACGGAAGCCGCGCCAGAGGACGAGGCCACGATCTGGTTCAGTACCGTCGTGGTCGCTGCGACGGACGACGTCCCGTCGGCCAACGCGGTGAGCTGATTCAGCGCGCTGGCAGTAACCAACACCTCCGAGGAGCCCGAGAAAGTACCGGAGCCGAGACGGCGCTGAGCGATTAAATCGGCAACGGACGCCGCGCCGCTTCCATCCGCCGATACCGAGTTGATGGATGCGAGCGCCGAGATCGATGCGCTTGCCGTAGCCGCGCCGTCGACGACCGCGATGACCGGGGCATCCGCGCTGATCGATGTCGCCACCTCAGCCGCACTCGATACCACGGCACTGACTGCCAAGGAAGATGCTGTGTCAGCCAGGACCGTCGCAGCGCCCGACGAGCTAGGCGCGATTGCGCACACCGACGCGGTCGTTGCCGAAATCGAGAGCAGCCCATCAACTACGGGGCTGATCCGACAGGTCGATGCCGTCTCAGAGAAAGTCGTGCTGGTCCCGTCCGAAGAAACCACCAGCGGGACGGAGGTCGCCAGCTCCGCCGTAATCGTAGCCACCCCGGCAGAAGATCCGGTGGCTCGGGTAAACGTGGACAACTCCGAGAAGGTCGTCGCGACACCGTCGGAGGGAGCCAGATCGATCCCAGCTGCGACAGCCGTGGTGGCGGAGACCGAGGAGAGACCGCTTGCTGAGCCGGACGCGTTGGCCTCGGCAGCACTATCAGAGATGAAAGTGGCCGATCCGTCAGACGCGACACTGATCGAGGCCGCAATTGCGGTTGTAGCGTTTAGCGCCGCTCCGCCCGTCACCGTCGGGGACACCCGAGCCAGCGTCGACAGGTCGGCGTAGGTGGTCGAAGTGCCGGTGATCACCGGGCTGATAATCGCGGCAACCGCCGTCGTCGCGCTGACCGTGGAGCCGCCCTCAGCGGTCGGGGAGACTCGGGCAAAGGTAAAGAGGTCCGCGTAAACTGTCGACGAACCGTCGGACTGGGTCGGGTTGATCCCGGTTTGCGCAGCGGTGTCGGCTAGGACGCTCGCCGCGCCGTCTGCGGAGGGGGTCAGGCGAGCCACTGAAGCGGTATCCGCCAGGACAGCAGCCGAACCGGAAATCGAAGCGGGGATGGCGGCAGCTACTGCCGTGTGCGTGGTCACGGTCGCGACACCGGAACTCTCCGTCGCATTGATGCGGGCCTGCGCCGCCGTGGTGCAGGTCACTACTGCCGATCCGTCCGGCGCGGCGGAACTCAACGGAACCTGAGCAGCGGTCACGGCATCCGCCGTCGAAGTGCCGGTGGACTGAGGGCTCGTTCTAAGCAGCGAGGCGGTGTCGACCGTGACCGTGGCCGAGCACAGGCAGACGGAGGTGTTTAGCTTCGCATCGACCGCCGTTCCTGCGGTGTTGAAGCAAGCACCCGAGACAGAAGCCGGCTGAATTTTGGCCTCAGCAGCGGTGACCGCATACGGGTAGGACGCGCCTGACGCGTTCGCATCGACGATGGCCGCGAAGCACGCCAGCGAACTGATGACGACCATCGCTGCCCCAGACGAGGTCGGGGTCAGGCGTCGCTGTGCCGCCATCAAAGCAGTGGGTCGCGATATGCCGTAGGTGAACAGGTTCACCACGTCGGCCCAGGCGGGAAACTTGATGACCATGACCGTGTTGTCGCCCCTGATCATCAGCCCGACGACCCGCTTGAATCCGGCGGCGATGACCGCGACCGTGGACACGCCTCCTGCCGCAGCGGGAAAGGTGTCGAGGAAGATGCGGAGCAATGCGCTGATCGGGGCAACGAGACGCAGCATCACGCCCATCGCGGGGGCGATAGCACGCGCAACCGCCGCAGCGGGTCGTGACAAAAGGGTCACGACCGCCGTGGGACGCTTCGTAACCTCCAAGGAAGCCCTCATCGCGGATGTACAGACCCGCGATTAGTCTTCCGTGATCGTCAGGTTATTAACGGGAATCGAGACGGTGTCGTTGGAATCAATCGTCTTGGACGAGATGGTCGTCCAGTACAGGAGATTGCCCCCGGTCGCGGCATCATGGATGCCCACTGCCGTGACGACGCCCCAGCCGGCAGTTGCCGTGGGCCAAGTGACGGACGCAGCGTTTTGCTTCGATCCGCCGGAGGCCGAGGGGAAGTTCGTCAAGTCATTGACGATAGCCACGCGAGCGTAGGCGTTGCCAGATACCTCGGTACCGCCACCGGAATCACTAGGATTCGCGGTGTAGAGACCGAAGTACAGCGAGGCAGGCGGGGTGTACGCCTGGTTGCCCAACACGAGGTCGAGCATTTTGTTTTCGAGATAATCAGATTTTGAGCCGGCCATATGTTTGTTTGGTTACGAAGTCCTGCGAGTAGTCTGCTCGCGGAAAGTGATTTTCCCGCTAGCGACCGTGAAGATTTCTCCCGTCGATGTTTTTAGTTGAACGTCGCCGATGAGAGGGATTCCGGTGGGACACGCCGAGGTGTCCGCAGCCGTCAGGTACAACACCGCTTCTCCGGTGAGAGCGTTGGAGAAAGTGATACCGCCCGTGGCGCTATCCTTCTTGATCAGCGCGACCTCGTCGCTCTGGTCGTTGGTCTCCTTGAGGGTGAAGTAAAGTTTGCCGCCGGTGAGGTTGTACGCGGCGAACGGCGAGGCATCCTCGGTCACGTTTAGGCGGATCGAAGCGGTGTCTCCCTGAGTGAATTTAAATGAGAAAGCCACTTGTTACCTTTTATTATCGGATAACACCTGCGGTCAAGTAAGTTTGTCCTGTTTTGGCACGAGGAGCGCGTCATTCAGCTCGCTGTAGAGCCTCCGCTTGTTCGCCACGTACAGGTTCTGGTGCATCCCGGCCACGCCGGGGTCGCGGTCGACCTGAGCCGAGAGCCGCGCATTGACGTAACTCGAGACCGCTTCTGCGGCCTTTTCGTCGAACAGGACGTCGTCGTCGTTCTCGTAGTCGAGTTTCTTGTTGGCGTACTCGATCTTCAGGATCGAGCCGTTCAGCACGGGGTTGGGCGAAATGAAGAAGACCCCCGTGGTCGGGACGTAGTAAAAAAAGTGGGTGAGTGCGCCCGCCTCTCCGGTCTGCATGCGCTCAAATTCGGCTTTGTCCGTGATGATGTTGAAGCGCGCCCGGAGGGTGCCGTCGGTCACGTCCTGCACGTAGACGTCGCTGATTTTGGATCCGGCAGGGAGGGTACCCGAAGCGTAGAATCCGTTGTTTTTTAGGCTCGTTCCGGCAATGGAACGCCGGGTCATCGACGCGTAGAACGGGATCGATGCCTGCAAGTCCCAGACCGCAGCCTTAATCAACATATCGATGAGGGGCTGGATACCCTGCCGACGGTTGTGCGAGACCAGGTGGACTCGGACGGTGGTATTAAATTCAAGCCAGGTCATTTGCGGGTGCGCCGAGGGGTGAGTACTTCTTCCACAGAAGAGGTAGCCTTCTTAGGTGCGGGGACTACCGCAGGTTCGGCAGCCACGGGGCTGGGCTGCTCGGGATCGAGCGGCGACTTCAACTGAATCGAGGTAATCAAGTCGCTCACGTTCTTTTTTTTTTGCTGGTACCGGAGGTAGTCCTCCTCGGTGATTGCAGCGATCCGGCCCTTGGCCGCGAGCTCGTCTAGCGCCGCGATATCCGCCGCCACGTCCGTCTTCAGAATGCCCCACCAACTGTTCGTGGCGTTGTAAAATGCGAACGGTTCAAATTCAAATTTCTTCCCCGCGTGCAGCAACGCCACGGCGGTGTTCTCAGTGAAATAGAACTTCGTCATTTGTTACTGGGTGTGATTGGTTATTTAAAACGTGTCAAAGAAAATTGGCCCCGCCGCCGTTAAAGCAGCGAGGCCAATCCCACATAAACCACACGTTCTCCTTACCACGCTTTGCACGACCAATACCGGGCACTAAGTTTAGAGCCTGGAGATTCGCAGTGATGGCGGGCACGGAAACTTTTACGACGAGCCGGGATGTGCTTTTTGATCGTCATCAACGGATCGCCAAAACGAACAAGGCGGACCTCTCCGGCTTCCTTCGCCAACACGGCGGATTTTTTAGATCCGCCCGGTGTTAGCTTGGGAATGTTATAACCGGAGAAGGTCTCGCCTCGGTAGGTAATCAACTGGTTAGACCGGAGCCGCCGGGTTCAGCGTGATCGTCGGACGAGCCAGGCTGAAGTTTTCGATGACCAAGTGACGGGCCGCATCGCCGAGCTGGGTGCTCCAGGTCGTAGAACGCAGATCGTAGTGCTTGGTGTTGAGAGCGATCACGCAGCTAAACAGCGAGTTCGCTTCAGCGGTGACTTTGCCCTTGTACTCGCGCTTGGCCGAGGCCGTGGCGACGACGCCGATGTTGAAGTCAGACCAGTCGATCAGCCAGATGGAGCGGCCAGAAGCGCGGAAGTCCACGCTGCTGTTGGCACCGTTGGCGAACGCAAGGACGCGGTCGGAGAAGAACTCTTCGACGAAGACCGCGATATCGAAACCGACACCGGGGAAGGTGTAGCGATTGTAGCGATAGGCGACTTTGATGCCGTCGAGAACCTTACCCTGTTCCACGTACTGGGTCGTCGACACTCCATAGTTCTTTTTCAAGAAGTCCATGAAGGCGATGTTGAGGAGCTGGGCGGTGTCTTTGTCCGTCATCCAGTCGATCACGTCGACGCTGTCGCCCGTGGCCTTGCGGTTACGCATGACCTCGTACGAAAGCGAGAAGAGCATGTCGAGGTCGAGAGGACCGCCGTGGTTGTCGACGACGCGGGACTCGTTGGCGAGGAGCGTGCGAAGACCGAGGGCGCGGGCTTTGTAGCCGTAGACCGTGCCGTCTTCTGGGTCGACGACGGGCGGAAGTTGGGCGTAGAGCTCGGGGTTCTGCTGCTTCTCGTCGATCACATCGCCGAAGAAGAGATCCTTCGCCCACTTGTCCTCGTACACTTTACGTTGACGGGCGTTCTGCTCTTTCATCGAGAGCCAGTTGTAGTTCTTCTCGACTTCGTTGACGTTGCCGGAGAGCAGTTCACCGAGAATACGCTCGTATTCGTCGTTGTAGCACTGCGTGTACCGGCTGGTCTGGTGCCAGTCGATGATCATCGAGCGGCTGAAGTCGCTCGGTTGATTGTAGCACCAGGACTCGTGGTCGCCGATGCTGTTGGTGCCGATATGCACTACGCCGAAGGTCGGTTGGTAGATCGCTTTTTCGGGCGAGGTAGAGGCAGCCCACCAGGCGGCGGTACGGTTGGCGGCGAGGGTGACCTTGCACACGCCACCGACGGTGGAAGCGGCAATGATCTTGAAAGCCGTGACGCGCTTGTCGCGGTCGACTCCAGCAACACCGGAGCTCTTCACGTTCTCGACGTAGACGTACTCGCCGGGGAGGAAGTAGCGGTGGAGGTCCGTGAGGGCCGAAGCGCGGGGCGAAGCACCGACGTTGACGGTCACGTCCCAAGCCGAAGCTGGGATGGTCCCGGTACCCGCACCCGTGGTGGCGACACCAGCGGAGATGTTGAAGTACTCGTGGCCGAGGTTGGTGCGGCGGTTACGGTAGCTGAACGGGAGGATCAGCGATTGACCGGAAATGCTGCGTTTGTTGAGCGCGGCCTTGTCGATCTCGGTGATACGCGAGAAGAGGAGGTCGTTCAGGGTCTTGGGAACCACGCCAATCGTGCGGGCTTCGACGGCTTCCGCGATGACGCGGGCTTTGTCGTGCTCGATCTTGGAGTAGCCCGCGAGGACGGCGGGAGTGAGGCCGGTGATGGAAGCAGCCGTGAGGGTGCCGCCGCAGGAGTCAGGAATGCTGACGATACGAACTTTGTCGGTGAGTGCCATAGTATGTTGTTGTTAGTTTTTAACAACGCATACTAACACGAAAAAGCCCTACCCAAATAATTACTGGGCAGGGCTTAGTGTTTTCTAGGAAGATTTCTCTTTGGTACTATTTGGTGCCGAAGCCGAGGATCGAGGCCAGCAAGCCGTTTTCGCCACCGCCGGAAGCCTGAGAGGCACCGGGTGAAGACGCCGAGCTGATCGAGGGAGAGATAGATTCAGCAGGTTCTGCACCTTTCTGTGTCGACGAGCGCCGTTTACGGGCATCGTTCGCCTGATCGATGCGGCCATATTCCGCTTTGATGCGAGCATTTGCCTCTCGGGCCGCTTGGTATTTCAGCATCCCGAGGATGTCCTCGTTGTCGAAGGTCCAGTGGGTCCGCTCCATCCCGGGCTTCATCTGGTAGGGGTGGGCGAACTGTTTGCCGTCGCGCACGCGAGCGTCGCCGCCACGAGAGTCGAAGACCTTGGCCTGGCTGTCGACGAACTTGAGCATGTAGTCGTGCTCGGGGCTGCTCTGCTTGAAGTCAGTGAGACCCGATCTCATCTTCAGAAATTCCTGGGCAACTTTGATCGCCCCGCTGACCGAGGCGACGACCGCGTCGTGTTCAATCGGGAACTGCGCCTTCATCTTGGCGAAGTCCTTGTTGTTCTGTTTCCAGTAGGTGACGACCTCTTCGGGCATGACCGACGCGAGTTCATCGCTGTACGAACTGAGCCGCGAGTGGATCTTCGGGTTCTCCTCGATCTCGAGGAGCTTCTTTTTCGTCGCTTCGATCTCGGGCATGAGTTCGCTGCGGGCTCTCTCGTACGCTTCCTCTTTGAGTCCGGCGGTCTCCCGCTGGATCATGAACCGACGCTTCTCGGTCTGAGATAGCTTCGGTTCGTTGGCATCGAGAAACTTTTTGTACTGAGGATCTTTGGCGGGATCGTAGTCGTCGCCCTCCTCCTCCAGTCGTTTCTCCAGGAACTTTTTATTATCAGCGACAAACTTCAGGGCTTTGGCGTGGAGCCCTTTTTTCGCGGGGTCTTTCGACTCGGCGAACTTGTAGAGATCGAGTTCATCTCGCTCGTCGGCGGTGATGTCGTCCGGCAGGGCAGGCTCAGGATCAGGTGCCTTGGCAGCGGGCGGCGGCGTCTGGGCCTGGTGGCTCACCATCGCACGTCGCACCGCTTCGTCGAGCTTGTCGTCGGAGACGGGAGCAGGAGTGGGAGCGGCTTCCTTTTTCTTCACTCCGATTTTCTTCGGGGGAGTTTCGGGAGCGGCTGGCTTGGCGACGGCGGGAGCCTCTTCCTTTTTAACAACCGGATCGACCGTCACCTTTTTGTCCTCGGGCTTGATGAGACCGAGGATGGTGTTCAGCAGATTGTTGTCTTCCGCTGGTGGCGGAGGCGGCGGAGGTGTTGCTGGGACTTGTGGTTCGGCTGCTGGAGGTGTGATTTCCGCAGCGGGTGTGGTAGTGGTTTCAGACATAGAGTGCTATCAGGGCGGCGGCGGCGGCGGCGCTTCCTGCGGAGGAGCCGACGGTTGGGGCGCGGCCTCTTGCATGCCCATGGCCTGCTTGATGGCAGCGATCTCGGCGCGGTCCTGCTCGATGGCTCCGATGAGCTTCGAGATGGTCTGCTCAAGCTCGGCTTTGTTGTCGGTCACGGCATCGCCGGAAGGCATATCGTCCCCTTCCCCGTCCTGAGTTTCAAATTTTACGTCAACTCCCGCACCCGACAGACGGATGATGGAGTTCATGAAGTCGTACATGCCCGTCTTGCCCATGGCCTGAACCAAGCCAGGCATCTGCACCAACGGCTGGAGCAGTCGGACCAAAACCTCAGCGGCTTTTGGATCGGTCGGGCGTTCGCTGCCGTCGCGGGCGGAGAAATTGTAGTCGAACATCAGCGCCTGCTTCTCGCCCATCACAGTAACCCGACGGGGCACCGTGGCTGAATAGTTCTCACTCATCCCCTCGCCTTCCTGCTCCTCGGTCATGGGCTCAAACCCAGCGGCCTTGATCGTGGAATTGGTGTAGCGGTTGGCGACCGGGACGACGATGCGGCTGTGGCCGCAGGCGATGAGAGCTTCGTAGACCTGGCGCTTCTTGGCGGAAATCGCCTCATCGATGCCGGCAGACATGAAGCCGATGCCGGTGTTAACCGACTGAGCGATGGTGCTGGATTCGGTGGCGGAAATTTCGCGGGGCTCCGACTGGGCCGACTCATTGGCGCTGGTGCCGAGCATGCGCTCAGCGAGAGACAGCACCTGGAGGATCGAGCGGAAGTAGAGCGTCGGGTCGGCGAGGGCGGTGGTCTCGTTGATCGAGATAACCCGGCGGGGATCGAGCCCCATCTCGGCGGCTTGCACGCCCTTGTACTCAATGAGCAGGGGCTTGGTGTAGATCGACTCGCCGCTGGCAATTTCGCGGATCTGTTTCACCAACTCGGGATCGTTGATGAGATCCAGATCCATCGACATGACCTTGATCAGGCCTGCCTTCTGCGCGAACAGGAGGTTGGTGAACATATTGCTCATCTGGTCCTGCCACGGCATCACGTCGTGAGCGTAGGCGTTGTTGAGCACCTTAGAATCGGAGCAGTTGTAGGCCCAGTAGGTCGCGGGCGCACACGGCATAATCTCGCCGAAGACCACGGTGCGGTCGGCGGCGACCGCTAGGCGTACCCAGACGGGGAACGGGTAATCGCCGAGGCCGACATCGCGGGGGATCACGCGCTCGAAGTACTCGGTCAACATGATCGTGCGGTCGTCGTCCTCCGTCGAATAGTAGCCGGTGACCTTCTCGCGTTCGTTCAGCCCCACCACGTCGGGCGAGGTGCCGTTCGGGAAGTTGATCGCCGAGTTAGAGAAGTACAGTGCCCAGTAGTTCCGGTAGCCCACCAGTCGCGAAGCGAACGAGGTATCGAAACCGACTTTGGAATTGTTGAAGTAGAGTTTGTTGTGCGTGACGTCGCGGTACGGGATGACATTCCAGTGACCGAGGAAGGTGACGCCCGTGTCCGTGTTGATGGACGACAGCGGGAATGCCATGTCGTAGAAAATGCGCGTGGGGTGCGGGCGCTTAAACGTCAGCCCTTCGCGTGCGATGTACGTCTCGACTTCAAAATCGGATTCCGTGGAGGAATCGAAACCCTCGGCGCGGACTTTTTTGCGAACGGCGCGCTCGCGGTCCCAGGCACTGCGCGGGAACTCCAGCGAGAAACTGTAGAGCAACATGTCGCGCACGGCCTGCTCAAGGTCGTGACGGTAACCGTACTGGTTTGTCATCATCTCGACGCGCTGCGAGAGCACATCGCCGCGAAGGCGGGCGACGTAGCTGGTGCCGAGGGGCTCGTACTTAAAAAGAGGGAACTGCTTCTCGTAGCGGATGACGAGCGACGCCGTGCGCTTCGTGATCAGCGAGCGGACCAAGTTAACGACGACCTTGTGGAACGCCGGGAGATCGATGCCGACCCCCTTCCCCGCTGAGTCCTTCTTCACGAACTTGGCGCTCATCTCCGGCGAGATGTCTTTGAGGCTCTCCTCAAGGTTTTTGAAAGTGATCTTGCCCTGGGCGTAGAGGCTGAGCGGGACGAGCTCCTTGGTGATAAGGTTGCTGTCCCACGCCAGATCGGCGGCTTGGAAGAACTGGTGGTTCTTCAGACCCCAGATCGCCCCCTCTTGGATGCGGCCCTGGATGCGGTCTTCCCACTTCTTGCGCAACGCATGCTTTGAATCGCCCGCCTCAGCCGTGAAGAGCTCGCGGATAGCCTGGTTGGTCGTGCCAAACTTTTTCAGGACGTCGAAGTCGATGAGCATGGGAGGTCAGGAAAGATCGGCGGCTTGCTGGTTGGAAAAATGGAGTGCTCGATGAGCGTCAGGTGCAGCTCTATGGTCGGCGGGAACGCGTTTTTCGTGAGGTACTTTTCCGTTTCGTAGATGCGCAGACGCACGAACGCGCCGAGCTCGTAGGCGGTGAGCTGCAAGGCCGACGCGAGTCGTCGGTAGCGGGCAGCATTCCAATGAAGGGCTTCAGCTTGGCGCTCATAGTGGAGCACCAGCATGCGATATTTTGCAGAAGATCGCGGATCATCGCTCACTTCTTCATCTTGTTGCGCGCCGTGACGATGATGAGAGCGGGCTCAGCCGAGTCCATGTCGGACGAATCTTTGTCGCTCTTCTTTTTGTCGCCGTACCCACTGTCCTCGTCGTCGGCACCATCGGCATCCTCGGCCCCGTCGACTTCGATCTCGTCGATCATTCCGTCGAAGGCTTCGTCGTCGTTGGACCGAACCGTGCAGGTCAGTTGAAGGGTCACGGTATCGCCTGGCTCCGTGTCGCCGAGCGCCGCTTTGAGGTCAGGGTTGTCTTTGTAATTCAGAACGAGGCAGTCAGATTTAGAATCCATGATGATCGGTAGTTGCTGAGGTGTTATGGAATGTCAACCAGTAACAATTTCAGCCGGCTGATCGAGCAGGAGAAGAGGCTCAAGCGCGGCGACTGCCGTGACTGGGGTGTTGTTCTTTTCGACGTTCAAACCATCGAAGGGAAAGCTCTGAAGTGAGATTTCGGTCTCGGCTTCCAAGAAGGCGTAGAACTCACCCGTGAACAGCTCCCACTCCGGTGAGTCCGGCTTCACCTCCAGCGTGGTCGGAGCGAGTTTCTTCACCAGATCGACGCGGAACTTCTCAACTTCCTTATGAGCGCGGGCCAGGTGAATCAAATTCTTGGCAATCGTGTAACGGGTCTTCGGTTCGAGGTCACCTTGGACCGCTTTATGGGCAGCAAAGAGTGCTGCGACGGAGGAACGTGGTAGTTTCATGGTGTGGCGTTGTTATCTGTTATTAACGTAGGCGTCAAGAGCCTACGCGCAGTAGCTGCGGCTTGAGGCTCTCATCGGAAGCGTGAGTGACGGCACCGGAACCTCCCACGCGGTAGTAAAACAGCGGGTAAGTCAGGGCATCGAAGGCGTGTTTGTACGGAGAATGCGTATCGGGAGCGAACGGGTTGTCTTTCTTGGACGTAATGCGCTCCAGCGACTCGATGACCTTCACGCACTTGGCCGAGATAAAGAGCGATTCGCTGCCCAGCAGGTCCATGACGATCCGGGTGCGGGACTCCACGCTGCCGGCGGGCTTCGGGCACTCCAATACCTTCACAGGCCGCTTAATTTTGGAGTACTTCGACAGGTTATCCCGGGCGTGGCGCTCGATCTCCATGAAATCGTAGCTGCCCGACTGGGCGCGGTAGCGGTCAAAGGCAGATCGGTCGGAGATATGGTGGTAGACCGGCTCCTCATCGAGGTACTCCGCCCAGTGCTGCATCCGAGACAGGACTTCTCGGGTAAGCTGCTCCAAATTCACCTTCTTATCGACGAAGACTACCTCGTCGAAGATGAGCCAGACGATCCGGTCCGTGGTCGGCACCTCCTGCATGAAGACAATACCGTGGTTTACGTCGCCCGGATCCCAGCCGATTGAGATCGTGTGTCCTGGCTGGGGCTGAAGCAGTTCACCCGTGCGGAGATCGCCCCGCACATGGAAGTCTCGGACGAAATGCTCCTTAAAAATGGCTTCACCCTGGGGAAGGTCGACCCAGAGCCCCTCGATGTCGCGTTGGTACTGGGTGCGGTGGGTGCGGAGAGACTGCCGGAGGCGCTCGTAGTAGGCGGCGACCTTCGGATCGGGGTTGTCCTCGGGTAGAAAGCGGATGACTCGGCAAGAGGGGTCTCGGCTGGCCTCGTCCATGATACTCCATGTCTTGGCGACCCAATGCGAAGGGCCGTCCGGGTTACAGGTACCGATGAATCGCTGTTCCGTTGACGGGATGTGGTTGCGACGACCGAGCACAGCAGAGAGGTGGCGGTAAATCTCGGGGGTGTCGTACAGCGTGATTTCATCGACGATGACCAGGCTAGCTTCCAACCCCTTGATTTTGCGGGTGAGGTCGTTGTCGTTGCCGATGGACATCATCTGGATGATCGACCACGAACCGAACCGATTCTTCACGCGGAAGATCACGTCCTTCTCGACCGTCAGCTTTGGCCCCTCCCACTGAAAGTCGGTGATGTTGCTTTTGAAATCGGCGAGGATCTCACTGCCCAACTTGCTCATCAGACCGCCGGTCAGAAGTTGGCGCTTCGTTTTGGCGACGATCAGGACAAGGGCATTGTGAAAATCGAAGGCGTGCTTCACCGCCGTGTACCCAGTCGCCCACGTCTTGCCGGTGAACCGACTCGACTGAAGGAGAAGGTTGGGACTCCGGTCGAAAAAGACCTCAAATTGGCGGGCAGACAGACCCGGAAGCCACTTCTTGGGTTCGATCACGGCATGCGCGGGCACCGGCCCACCGACGTTGATGCAGATCTCGGCGAGCTCGGCGTCCGAGATCGGGTCAAGCGCCGGCAGGTCGTCGATGTCTTCGTCCATCAGACTTCCAGCGCCTTCGCGGTATCCCAGCCCGCTTCAGAGCGGACCTTGGTCATGTGCGTCATGCGGAGTTTCTCCATCCGAAGCCGGAGTTCGTTCGCTTTGGTCACACTGTCCCCCATTTTGCGCAGCTCGGCGGATACCTGCACGAAAAGCTTGTAGTACTCGGCGTAGTATTCGTCCGGTCCCTTGGATTCCCGCTCACCGTGCTCGGTCATAAACGACCGGCGGTAGTTGTCAGGGTTGGCTTTGATGTCCTCCAGCTTCTCTTTAATGTCTTCGAGCGCGAGGAGCAGCCGGGTGTTGGCGTGAGCGGCCCCGCCGTAGGCGAGGTCCATCGTGCTCTTCAGGTTCCCAGCGTAGCTGGCCTGGAGTCCCGCGAGAAACTTGCGCTCCTCGGGTTTAAAATTTAGCCGCTTCCAACCCTTTTGCAGGGAGGCGTCTTCCCGATTGAGGGCGTCGACGACCTTCTTCTCCCCGGGGCTGAACGGCTCCAGCGCGGGAGGACGGTGCAGGTCCGTGTCGAGACCGGGTGCCACCGCCTCGGCATTTTTGTTCAGCCACTTGGCCCTCAGATGGGCGTTGGTGCCGATGATGTTGTGGACCTTTTGCGGATCCCAGCCTAGGGCGAGGGCGGCATGTGCCCTGACGCCGTTGGTCCGTTCCAATGCGGCGTCGAGAAAGCTGATTTCTTCCGGGGTGGGCGGAAAGTTCGGTCGTGGCTGCTCCATGTGTGGGAGCAGCACCTTATGTTACCGGTTGTTACTTGTCTACTTTCTTCTTCGCTACCTTCTTCGGTTTGGCGGGGATCAGAACACCCCCGTCCTCGTGGATCGCCATATTCCCGCCGCTTCGCATGTCGGCGAGGATACAGCGGGAGATGTACTCGCTCCGCTGCATCAGCAACCGGGCGCGGCGTTCTTCCATCTTGGTGAATATCTGGGGATCGAATGATATGGACCGGGCAATTACGTTTCTGCTCATGTGTGTGTGTGTGTGTGTTGTCTGCGGTTGTTCTGGGCTGTGTTTCACTGGGGTAACTTCGCACTGAGAGGTCACCGTTTTGTTGCACTCTGTGGGAGAAGTAACAACAAGCAACACTTTTTTTCACACAACAAGACGGAGTTTATTTTAGAGGGAGCTGAGTCCGGGGGCTTTTTGGGCATTCAGCCGAGCCGTCTCGATCTCGCAGCAGCGCCCGGCGATAGACACCGCAATGAATTCAGAGACGATGCGGTGCCCCCGAAAAGCCATGCACTCCTCCATCCTTTTGCGCAACGCCTTGGTGACGGTCACGGTAATCCGGGTCGTGTTGTTCTTCATGCGAGTTTTCACCACCCCAAACCCTCACCGAGCCGGGTCGGGATCAAGTTGTTTAGAGGCAACAATCGTCGAACCCGTGCCCATTAGCGTCTATTGGCATCTAAACGACGCTAACCGCATCTTTATTTTTTCATAGGGGATAGAACGTGCGCGCTTTTTATAAAAAGTCATCGGAGAGTTTCACGTCAGTCAGTAATACCCCCCGTTAATTTTACTGATAACAACTAGTCGCACCCCCGCCTACTTAAACCCCTTCTCCCCCTCGTAAACGCAGTCATGTCGCGTCTTCGCGACAAACTAGGTCTAGTTAATTAGTAACATTCCGCAACTATTTAAGTGATAAAGCTGGTACTAACTAACAATTTATGCACAGTCATAAGACATCACCGGGACAAACCCGATGACGTAGCACCCACCAGAAAAACACCCACCAGAAATGAAAAAGAAACCCGTCTCCCGTGTTAAGCGGATCACCCGCAGCGTCAGTTTCCACAAAGACGTACTCAACCACGTTAAAGCCCGAGCCGCCGAATTGGATCGCTCCGTAAACTGGGTCTTGAATGACTTGGTCAAGAAACACCTTCAGAACTCAGCCGAATAAGTCGTGCTGACGTTACGAGACCACCAAGTCGCCAACATCGCTCGGCTGGTTGAGGCTCTCCGCAACAACGGAGGAGCCATCGACGGCAGCGATACTGGGACCGGCAAGACCTTCACGGCTCTTGGCCTGTGCAAAGCAATCGGGGCAGTCCCCGCGATTGTTACGCGCAAAGCCATCATCCCGTCGTGGAGGTCTGCCTGTGAGGTCGCTGGAGTCACCCCGTTGTTCATTACGAACTACGAGCAGTGCCGCTCCAAGAACTTCAGCTTTGGGCACCGTACCGAGAAAAGCTACGAGTGGACGATTACCGAGCCGCGAGTGATCTTCATTTTCGACGAAGCTCAAGCCCTGCGTGGGGCGTCCTCGATCACCTCGAAGTTGGCTACCACCGCTCACCGGAAGTACAAAACCCTGCTGCTCTCGGCGACACCGTTTCAAACCCCCTTGGAGGCTCGCACCATCGGGTTAATTCTCGGCCTGTTTAACGACAGTGGGTACTACCGGTGGCTGTTCGCTCACGGGTGCCGCAAAAATTTCCTAGGTCACATGGAATTCGTCGGTGACCAAAAGGACCACCGCAACGAGGAGCCCGGTACGCGAGCCAAACTCGGGCAGGAGGCCATGGAGAAGATCAGAGATGAGGTTTTCCCGAAGAGGGGCGTGCGCACCCGCCGCGAAGACATCCCCGGGTTCCCCGATTCGCTTCTCCTGTGCGAGGCCGTGGACACCGGGCACGCCGATGAGATCACCCGACTCTACCAAGAAGTCATCGCGGCTCAACGTGAGCTTGATCACGCCAAGGCCGTCCAAGACGTCGATCCTGAGTTCCACGACATGGTAGACGTCCTGCCCATCACCAAGATCATGCGCAGCCGGCAGGAAGCCGAGGTACTCAAAGCCCGCGCCATCGCCGAGATCGCTCAAATGCACTCGGATCGCGGTGAGCAAGTCGCCATCTTCGTCAATTTCGACGCCACCATCGAGATCCTGAGCGAGTACCTCGATTGCAAACACATCATCCGAGGCGACGGTTCAGGCAAGTCGCTCAACAATTTTGACCGGCACCACGTCGTGACGGCATTTCAAAACAACACCGCACCCTACGTGATCGTGAATATCCGGGCGGGCGGCGCGGGGCTATCCCTCCACGACCCCGTGACGCAGGTGCCTCGGGTCGCCCTGATCTCGCCGCCGTACTCCGCCATCGACCTCAAGCAGGTGCTCGGTCGCACTCACCGTCTCGGCGGCGGACACTCAACCCAGAAGCTCATCTTCGCCGCCGACACGGTTGAAGAGCAGGTCATGCAGCGCGTGCAAAACCGCGTGCAAAACATTGACGCCCTTTTGGACAGCGATGTTGTGATCGAATAACTTTTCTTAATACAAAATAATGAACTCCACTCCACATAAAGCAGAAGCCCATCACTCGTACGGACCAAGCAGCCTCAAAGACCGCGCCATCTGCCCCGGATGGGTCAACGATAAGACAAGTGACACCACCGCCGCCGACGAAGGCGAGATGCTGCACAAACGCACGGAGACGGGCGACGTCACCGGCCTGACCGACGAGCAGAAGGACGCAGTGCTCACCTGCATCGAGTACGTCGCCCCGCTCGAAAAAGGAGCCACCGCTGTTTTGAAAGAGGTCCGCCTCAGCATCCTCGGTGGACTGAGCTTCGGGACGTCGGATCGCGTGATCTACCGCGTGAAGAAGGGCAAGAAGCACCTCGACGTCGTCGACTTTAAGTTCGGGCGTCACTCGGTCGATCCGGCAGAGAAGAACCTTCAGGGGTACTCGTACCTCCTCGGTGCGTTCGACCTCTACCCAGAAGCCGAGACCGCAGACGTGCATTTTCTCCTGCCGCGACGCGATGAGGCGGACGTGTGCAGCTTCTCGCGGGGGGACTACGACCGCCTCGCTCTCGCGGTGCGCACCGTGATCGAGCGAGCGATGCACTACAACACGTCCCTCGATCACACGATGTTGAAACCCACGACGCAGGGGTGCCTGTACTGCGGGCGTAAGGTCACCTGCCCCAAGGTCACCGAGTTCGCTCTCGGGGTCGCGAAGAAGTACGCCCCACTCGAAATCATGGAGGAGGTCCACTCTTCGGTCATCACCTCGCCCGGGCAGATGGCTCGTCTCTTCGACGCCGCCAAGGTCATGGAGAAGTTCGTGGAATCGGTGAAGAAGCACGCGCTCGACATGGCGCTCTCCACGGGCAGCGGTCTCCACGACGAGAACGGCAAGATCCTCTACGAAATCGCCGAGCGCGAGGGTGCGCGTAAAGTCAAAGACCTCGGTCTCGCTCTCCCCGTCCTCTCAAAGTACCTCGACGACCGGGCGCTCCTGTCGGTCTCCGAGCTGTCGCTGAGCAAGGCACTCTCCCTGATCGGCTCCTCCGCCCCGAGGGGCGGGAAGAGTAAACTGATCGGCCAAGTGGAGGAAGAACTTCACGACGCCGACGCCCTAACGCAGGGCAATTCGTCCCGCTACCTGCGCCGCGTCAAAGAGTAAACTTTTGGTTGTTATTTTATAACAACTTAAACCAACAGACATCCCAACATCATGAAAACATCACTGAAAGACACCATCCAGAAAGAGTACGCGGAAACCCTCGTTACCGCCGTCGCCACCGTCAGCCCCGAAGCCGAAGCCCTCGTCACCGTCGATGACCGTTTCTTCAATAACGAAGACATGGTCGGCGACTTTGATCGCAGCGATATCCGCATCCCATCCCTGAACCTTTGCCAAGCGGTCGGACCGCTCTCGACGAAGTTCACCCCCGGTCAGTTCATCTACAACAAGGAGGAAGTCATCGGGGACCAGAACAACCCGATCCGCGTCACCGTTCGCCGGATGCGGAAATACTTCCAAGAGAAGCTGCCGTACGGTAGCGAGACCCTCCCGCGTCGTTTCGACACCGAGAAAGAAGCCCGTGCGGCTGGCCTCGCCATGTCGTGGGACAAGATCCCCGGTGCCGGCATCTTCGAGCGGGTCGTTGACTGCGAAGTCTACATCCGTGGCACCAAAGAGAAGAACCCCGCTTGGGCTACCATCGCGGGCGAGCCTGGCACGGCGGCGCGCCTGACCCTCAAAGGCACCTCCTACTCGGCGGCTCAGTCGTTCATCACGGCGGCGTCGTACAATCTGCGTGAGGGTATGCACCACGGGATCTTCGAGGTCTGCGCCTCCCGCGAGAAATTCGGCGTCAACATGGTCTGGGTGCCGAAAGTTCGTCTGATCGGGCGGCACACCCAGGAGGCCGCAGCCGAAATCCACAGCCTCTGAGCTGTTTGTTAACTTTGTTATCCGATGGGTTCGGATGACAACATGAGGAAAAGCCCGGTTCGGTGGCTCCGGGATATCAAAAGCCACCTTCTTTTCCACCCATCATGAAACCACCTTACACCCTGCCGTCTCTGACCGAGCTCGTCGCAGTCGTAGATTACGAGACGTACTACGATGCCGAGTACTCCGTGGCGAAGATGAGCTACTGGCACTACTGCCATCATCCAAAATTTCGCGCCTACCGCGTGGGTATCGTCACCAACGACGGCTTCCAATGGAAGGGCTTCCCAGAGGACGCGCCTTGGGATCAAATCAAGAACCACGTCTGGGTCTCCCACAACCGTCCGTTCGACTGGTCCGTCCACTCTAGCCTCCAAGATAAGGGACTCGTTCCCGCTTGGCACCCACCCTACTGGGGTAACAGCGCCAACCTGTGCGCTTGGATTCGCGTCCCTCGGTCGTTGGCAAAGGCCGTAGCTGAGCTCTACCACGTCGTTCACAAGAAGGACATCCGCGACAAGGACATGAAGAGCCGGTCGTGGGAAGAGTACGGAGCCGAGCTGCAAGCCCGCGTGGACCAGTACGTCATCGATGACTGTTCCCTCACCCTCCGCATCTGGATGGATAATATCGCGAGCTGGCCGCAGAATGAGATTCGCATCTCCGACCTGATCGACAATCGCGGTTTGCGCGGCCTGCGCGCTGATCGCGCTGGGATGGACCGAGACATCAACATCCTCGAAAAGGCCGTCCACTCTGCCCTCATCCGCATCCCGTGGCACAGCGACCCAGACGAGAAGCCGCTCTCCATGAGCGCCTGTACCAAGGAATGCCGCAAACACGGTATCCGCGTACCGGAGTCGCTCTCGATGGCCGATGCCGATGTCCACGTCTGGGAAGACGAGTTCGGTGAGCGGTTCCCGTTCGTCGGAGCCATGCGCGACTACCGTCGCATGAACGCGATTCTCAAGAAGTACCAGACGATCTACGACCGGATCAAAGATGACGGACGCTTTGAATTCTCCGTCAGCTACCTCGGCACGCACACTGGGCGCACCTCGGGTACCGACAAAGGGGGCGAGCGTGGCGGGGCCAATCTACTCAACATGCCGAGAGATCCGTTCTACCTGCGCAGCGACCTCTCCGTCGTTCACCGGAAGAAGGAGATGAAGGAGATCGCCGCGTACCGTAAGGCCAACGCGGGAGCCCTCCCGCCGGGCGTCGCTCACCTCGTCGACCTCCGCTCGAAGATCATCCCCGAGGAGGGTCACGTCTTCGTGATCGCGGACGCGGCTCAAATTGAGGCTCGGATCACGAACTGGTTGGCCGGTGACAAGCAGACGCTCGCCCTCATCCGGGAGGGCATCTCCGTCTACGACGCCCACGCCATTTCGCTGATGGGGGTGAAGCCCAAGTTCGACGCGAACGGGAAACCGATCTCGCTCAAGAAGTCGGATCCGCAGAAGTACGCGCTGGCGAAGGCCCGGGAGCTCGCCCTCGGATTCCAAGCGGGTCACCAGAAGTTCATCGAGATGGCTCGCCTGTACATCGACGACGAAGACTTCGACGCGATCTTCGACAAAGAATTCACCGCCGACGACCGGGCAACCTACGAGGGTTACCTCGAAGCGACCAAGCAGATCCCGGCCCTGAAGACCTTCCAAGCCCTCGACCTCAAGGGTCAGCGCATCCGCATCGAGGCGTGGAAGCAGGTCGAGCAGTTCCGCGAGGCCAAGAAGCACACGTTGGTGAAGCTGTGGCGACACCTAGATACAGAACTGAAGAACTCGGCAACCACCGCAGGATGTTATCACTCAGTCGAACTCCCGGATGGAAGAGAGCTGAAGTACTTCGCTCCTCAGATTCGTGAGGGCAACATCGTAGCCCAAGTCGAGCGCGGTGGGCCGTTCAAGTATTTCTACGGCGGCAAGATTCTGGAGAACGCCGTCCAAGCATTCGCCCGCCAGATCTTCTGTACATTCCAGCTCACGCTGGATGACCGGGGTATCCCCGTGGTCCTCGACGTCTACGACGAAGTAATCTGCGAAGTTCCCGTGGGATTCGACGCCAAGATCATCGAGCGGGTCATGTCCACGACTCCTTCGTGGGCACCTGGTCTCCCGCTCGCGGCTGAAACCGAAACCTCAACATTCTACAAAAAATGAAAATGCAAGATAAGAACCCGATGGACTGGAGCCCCGGCGACTGCCTCCGAGAAGCCGCGAACTTAGCCGACGAGATCGATGCGGACGCATCGCTCACCCTCATCCACCTCAACCGCGACGGAAAGTTCGCCACCGAGATGCGCGTCTCCGGCCTGACGATCTCTCAGACCATCGCTCTGCTTGAGATTCAGAAGCACCGACTCATCCAACTCATGAGCCGTGATAACAACTAATAACATCTTGCAACATAACTCACCCATCAACCCAACAAAAATATGACGCTAGAACAAGTCAGAGACCTCATCGACAACCTCATGGACAAGACGAGTCCGTCCACTCCGACAACCATCGACGACCTCGTCCTGCGCGAGAGCGAGGGCTGGAAGTACGTGGACGTCGTCACTCAGGAACGCACCGCCGAGATCCTCGCGGACGAGTCCGAGCAAAGTCAGTTCGACCTAAACTGATGAAAACCGTACTGGCGTTCGATCAGGCTTTCCAAAACACGGGCTGGGCGGTCGGTACTTCCGACGGTCCGGTGGCGTGTGGCTTGATCGTCGTCAGTCCACGGCGATTCGACTCACTCGGCGCGAGGTTCCTGCGCTTTGAAAAAGGAATCCGCGAGCTGCTTCAAACGCATCGGCCTGCCTTGGTCGTGTTTGAGGAGCATCGCGCTCATGCCGGCGTGCAAGCGGCCCAAGTCCTCGGAGCGTGCTCAGCGATTCTCATGAAATGCTGCGACGAGGTTGGTGTCACCTACATGGCCGTTCCCGTAATCACCTTAAAGAAACACGCGACGGGTACGCATCGGGCCTCGAAAGAGCTGATGGTTGCCGTCGCCAGAAAAAAGTACCCCACGATGCATGTGCCGGACGACAACGTCGCCGACGCGCTGCACATCATGGCGTGGGGTTTGGACCAGCTATGAAAAACCTACTAAAAAATATCTTAATGGCCGTCTCGGCGACACTGTCGCTGAGCGGGAAAGAACCCGTCGCCCTGACGGGAGACGCGTCGTTCTACGCCCGCGAATACGTCGGCAAGAGAATGGCGAACGGTCAGCCGTACAACGCCTACCTCCTAACCATGGCGACGTACGCATTCCCGCTCGGGAGCATCGTCGAGTTAACGTACATCTCGAAGGGCGGCACCAAGCGTTCCGTCGTCTGCGAGGTTACTGACCGTGGTCCGTCCAAGGCGCTCCGCGACAAAGGCCGACTGTTCGACCTGTCGCACACCGCCTTCCGCATCCTGGAGAATCCGAAGGTCGGGGTAATCCACGTCACCGCCGTTCGCATCAAGTGAGACCATGAGCACACCCCCACCCTTCCGCGCCTTCGCCGTCGCGAACCTCGCCAGTCCCGTCATCCTCAGCGAACACCGCGAGCCATGGTACACCGCTTCTGCGATACCTTCGTTCAAAGACGATCGTGATGGCTACAAACGCTGGATGTCCGAGCCCACCTCCATGGTGCCATTGTTCTCCTTGATAGAAGGAGAAAACCCCGGGCAGCGCGTCAGCTCAGCCAACAAAGCCCAACTCGTCTACGGCATCATCACCGACTACGACGTCGAGGCCGAGGACTCCGAGATACCGTTGGGCCTCGCCCGGATCCCCGCTCGGTTCCCGTGCTTCGCGTGGAATCGTACCCGTCGGGGCGGCATCCGCATGATCTGGCGTTTCGAGAGACCGATCTTCCACTACGGCGATGACACGTACGACGCGTTCTTGAAGCGCGCTAAACGTGAGTTGAACCTCAGCGTTATCTTCCCGGGCCTCGACGAGAAAGCGTACTTTCAATCCGATCAGGTCTACGTCTCCGGTGACAAGTGGACCGTCAATAAGGACGCCTTCATCGGCAAAGAGACCCTCCATCTGTGGCTCAACGACGTCCTCAAGAAGTCGAAGGACTTCGATAAGGAAATGGAGATCCCGCTTGATATCGTCGCCGCCGAGGTCGAGCGACAGTTCCCCGGTCGCTGGAGCGGTAAGTTCGAGGAAGGCGCTCGTGGGGTTCGGTTCTGGGACATGACCGCCGATAACCCGACCGCCGCCTTGGTGCGCAAGACGGGTATGACGGCGTTCACCGGAGATCGCGGGTTCCTGTCTTGGACCGACGTTCTAGGCCGTGCGTTCACCTCCAAGTACATGGAAGACCGGATCGGCAAGGCCATCGCCGAGATGTACTGCGACGAGGCCAAGAACTACTACCGCGAGCTGCCCGATGGATCGTGGGATCTGTGCGAAGCGACCCATGCGCGGCGGCATTTGAAGGGCGTCTACCTGCTCTCGGACGTTGCGCGCAAAGGCGATGCCCTCTCCGAGGTCGATCAGGTTCTCCTCCACTTGGAGATGCACCGTCGCATCATAGGGGCGATCCCCTTCCCTCATCGGCCCGAGCAGGTCGTGACTTGGGAAGGTAAGAAGTACCTCAACAACGCTCAGTGCAACCTCGCGAAGCCGTGCGCCGAGAAGGTCGACCCCATGTTCGGGAAGTCCTTTCCGTTCATCGCGGACTACCTGACCAACCTGTGGGTCGATGCCACTACCCTTGAGGTCGTCCTCGCTTGGCTCAAAATCTACTACCAGTTGTGCCACGAGGGTAAACCCGACCGGGGTCACGCCCTGTTCATCGCCGGTCCTCCCGGTACCGGGAAGACGTTCTTCTCTCGGGTAATCCTCGGTACGATCTTCGGTGGCTGCGCCGATGCTCGCAGTTACTTCGTCGACGGCAGTCGGTTTAACTCCTCGATGTTCGACCACTCGGTGTGGTCCCTCGATGATTCGACGATCCTCGGGGACCGTAAAGCCTACCAGAAGTTCTCCGGTCTGATTAAAGCGTGCGTGGCTAACCCGTCGATGCCCTACGAAAAGAAGTTCGGCTACAGCGGGTCGTGTTCGTTTACGGGCCGATTCGTCTGCACCTTGAACGAAGACCCCGTGTCCCTCGGCATCTTGCCCGACACAGACCAGTCGCTTCTCGACAAGGTCATCCTCGTGCGGACGGGTAACAATATCGCATCCCTAGCCGGATCGGTCTCGGCCAACCAAGCGGCAGTCGATGCCGAGCTGCCTCAGTTCCTGCGCTGGCTCCTTGATTGGGAACTCCCCGACACCATCGAACGGGATGATCGGTTCGGGATGAAGTCTTACCACGACTCGGTCCTGCTCGATGAAGCCCGTTCGGCTTCCGATTCCGTCGGGGTCTTGGAGATGATCGAGATGTGGATTGAGAAGTTCACGCCCCTCAAAGCGACGGACCCGTGGAAGGGTAACACGTCCGAACTGTTGAAGTCGCTCAAGAACGACACCGACACCGCGTGTCTGGCATCGGGGTTCAACCGCAACTCGTTCGGGGCCGCGATCAAGAAGGCTCTAGTGACCGACTGCGAATGGATGAAGCGGGGTAGGATCAACGGGGACACCCGCATCTTCATCATCCATAAACCATCACTCGTCCTCAAACAGGCTGCTTAACCTACCAATCATGATCAGTACATTCCTCCCATTCCTCCCATTCCTCAAACGTCGGGTGTCCGACCCGGTCATGGCTCCCCACGAGGTCGCCCTCATGAAGAGCGTCAAAGAAGACCCCTCGAAGTGGTTCCTCGATCACTCCGAAGGTGCCCACGTCCTGCGGGCCGCTAACCGTGAAAAGGGCATCGCCTTGTCCGTTGGCGACGTAAACGAGCGGGATTTGGACGGTTTCGTTGCTGGATCCGCCTCGCCTGCCCGCGTTACCTGCGGTCGCGTAAGTATGGGTGAGCTGTTCTCCCGGGCGTTCTCGGACTGGGCCGTCTCGGAGTTCAACCGTCGGCATAGCGAGGAGCTGGGGCGTGTCCGGGTACAGACCGAGACGGCCATCCTCGAAGCGTTCAAGTGACGTAACCCGCAGTTCCGCACCCCCTGACCCAGATCGGCTAACCCCGGTCTGGGTCTTTTTGTTCAAGGCAGGCCGAAGACTGCGTTTGGGGCCGGGAGGCAGGGTATGGACTGCGTCGACGGCAACTGAGGCAGATAGCCGAAAGCATTGGCCGTTTCGTTATCGATTAACAGATAATGACATGACTCATAAAACGGCATTCCGGCGAACGGCAAATGGTTTCAACCCCTGCCCCCAGCGGTCCCCAGCGGTCCCCAGCGGTACCGGTGGGGGCTCCCTAATACCTATACCTACTATACATATAATATATATATATAAGTAATAGCCGTAATGCCTAAGAGGGGATAGCTGGCTGCTTTTGATTAACTTACAAAAGGCGATTAAAACGGCAGATACGGCGAATGATTTGCCGACACCGCTTTACCCCCGGTGACCGAACTTCCCGTCCGGTAAAACCGAGCGGCCCCAGCACTGCGGTCCCCGAAACATCGCCTTGAGGGGCATCCAGCAGCCGCAACCGAGGGTTCCTTTCCGGCAGGCGTGCCTCCGGCGGTCGTAAATCGGGCAAACCGCGCAGTCCCGCATCCTTTGCCGCCACACAGACCGCCCAACCGTTGCAATCCTAGCCGCTTTGACGACCGAAACGAGGACAGACCCCCATCCGACCCTCCGACCCTCGTATTTGACCAGGGATAGCCACTCCAGACGACGGTTAAAACGCAGACCAAGCAGCTTGAGGTTCATAAAACGGGTGTTGTTACCGAAAACGATAGGATCACACCCGATATCGGGCAACCCGGAACCGCCAAAACGACTTTCGGGACCGAATTCGACCTCTGGAAAGTACAGACGGCCCCCATATATATAAAAAGCCAGGCACCCCCCTCGACCCCGAGAGCCAGTCCCCCCAAAGCCAGGGTCGGTGGCCCCGAGGGTGTTACATAAACCCGATTCGATAACAGGGCTTATCTATCTTCTAGCGGGAAAGGTACTTATGGAATCTCGGCACGTCGCCGAGACCGCAAATGACAAGTCCATCCCATCCGAAAATGACCTCAGAATCAGCCTCCGCCCTTATTGCGACCGCGTCTCAAGTAGCGTCGCCCGAAAAAACCGCCGCCCTAGTTTTGCCAAGGCATGACAAAATCACCGCCGCCGAATTGGCGCAAGGCAATGCAAGCAAGCGCACGTACGTCCTCGCCCGCGTCGCGGCGGGCGAAACAAAAGCCGCCGCCCTTGCGGAATTTGAAGCCGCCCTTGCGTCTCATAGGGTGGAAAACAAGGCCGCATTGGCCGCCCTTGCGACCTTGTCAACGGTCGCGGTCGCACGAGTTACCAAGACCAAGACGGGGTGGAATTGTCGACTAGTCGACACAACCGCCGCCGCCGCCAAGACCGCCGCCAAGGCCGCCGCGTTGCTTGAAAAGTACCGGGCGAAGGTCGCGACCTTGGAAGCCGCCGCCGCCGCCAAGTAAAGCCGCGACGTTTCGACCTATTCCCTCGCCCGCATGGCGGGGGAATAGCTTGAGCCGCCGCAATGCGTCTCGCCCGCTCTTTACAGTCACGCCAAGTCAGATTTGCAACGCCATTTCCGCCGCCCGCTATGCGGGCGAAGGTCGCGACCGCTATGCGGTCGCACGTTTCAAATCGCCCGCGTGATATCACGATCAGGTTTCTCCGACCTTCACACTCGCCCGCGTGCTATGCACGCAAAGCCAACTCGCCGCAAAGGATAGCGTCCGCGACCGTTTTGGGATTAGAACGCTATGCGTTCCGCGTTATGGAATAACAAGAAACCTCGCCCGCATCGTCACGGCGCAAGCCGTCACGCAAAGCAGGAATCGGCTCAACGTGCGCTTCGCCTCGCACTCACCCACTTCGACACACCTCGGCGCAATTGCGCGGTGTAACACGAACGAAACTCTGCTCTCGGCACTTCGTTTGGACTCACCGCGTCACTTGGCAACTGAAAGACACTTCGCGCCGTGTTCAAAATGAATCTGGGGACACTGACTCACCGCTGACAAATGCGGTGTAACAAAACAGGTCGACGGTTTGCCTGTAAAAACAAAGCCGATCCGCCAGACAAGTTCAGCACACGCTCAGAATCTTGTCCGCGCCACACCTCATCGAGAAAGGAAGCGCCCGACGTTAAAAGAACGTGCGGGCATTCGTCGTTTAACGCAGCACGACGACCCCATTCACACGCGACCGCTGCGACCGCGTGTGTTCGCTCCCGTTCTCACGAACGGGGGCACCATAAAAGCCACCGTACACAATGAATCCCGTGTCGGTGGCTTTTTCGTGCCCGTATGAAATCACTGTATCCGATCTACAAGTCAGCCGACAAGGCAGCGACCGCTGCATTCAACCACTACCTGAAGAACATCCGCTGCCCCGACGCGGCAGCGATCTTCGAGGCAGCGAAAGAAACCCGAACGCTAGCGTTCAACGCATGGATCACCTCATGAAACACCACCACGCTACGTTAGATCACGACCGCCCGAAATCCATCCGCTTCGGCGACATCACGGGCTGGTCGAGAGCGACCACGTCCTTCCGCACTCCAACGTGCAAAGGCAAAGGCTACCGCACGAAGTCCGCACCGATCACGAATCTCGACGCGCTGCGCCGCAGCATCGTCAACGCTGAGCGCCCCATCGTGACGTCGATGCCCGTGTGTTATTAACACGGGCTTGACTTGTTAATGATTGTTATCCGACAACGATCCTAAGCATGAAGTAATCATGAATGTTACCTTTTCCTGCCGCGAAAATAAGAGAGCGGCGACCCCACCCCACTCCACCACGACCACCGAGCGGATCCTCGGCGTCGTCGTAATCGCAGCGTTCGCGCTGCTCTGCGCCCACATCGCTGTGGGCTTTTTCTTTCCGTGATCTTCACGCCGCCACCACTACCGGACCCAACGGTTCGCGTCACGTTGTCGGCAATCCCTTTCGGCACACGCCACAAACTTCCGACTCATCACGAGTCGGTCAATAAACCCAATGACAAAAACAATAGTCAGCAGCAGCGCGGTCAAATATCCGACCGCTTTCGATACGGCCACCCTCGATCACAACGAGATCGTAGCCATGACGACATGTAGTTCAGCTCGCACGGTCCTGGCGGACCGTCGCTCGCTTCGCCTCCGTGATGAGTTCACCCTGACCGACGCGTGGACCTTCACGATGTCCGACGCCTTAGAGTCGGCACTGGCAGGAGGTGCGCGATGAGTTACGGTCACCTCCCCTGTGTGTACGGAGACTTCGTCATGCATGAGAAGGGCCAAACGAGGTGGCGTGCTCCGCTGCCGCCTAAGATTCCGGGCACGCCTCCCCGTCATCGCCGTCCGACCGGACGCATAGACGGTGACTGGATCGTCGCAGGCATGACGGCGACCCGATGGCGGGGCAGAAAAGCCCGCTGGCGCTGGGTCGAGAAGGAGGGCACGTACGCTCTCGCCCACTTAACGAAAGTCCTGCGTCTAGGGGACGCTCGAATCGTCGTGCTCTCCACTCCCGTATCGGCACCGGCACCCAAGCCCGCCGAGATCGTGGTGACCCTCGCACTGGCAGGAGGTGCGCGATGAGCACCACGAGCACACCCTCGGAGATCCGCACTAACCTCGGCCAGTTCTCCAGCACCGAGACGTGGACCAAGTGGTCCCCGTTATTTAGGAACTGCCTGCTCACTGACGGCACGCTCTACCTCGCCGAGAACTGCGACGCTTACTGGCTGATGGATGCCATTGCCTCGTACAAGCAAGACCCCGTCTTCCGTAAGCAAGACTTCCAAGTCTGGAAGCTGGTGAAGGGCGACGACGGCTGGCGCTTGAGTGCCGAGGACGGCAACGACAACACGCTGGCGTCACAGTTCATCGAGTACAGCGACTTCCCCCTCGATGAGGGCATCACGGTCTGGGCCGTACGCAACGAGCTCGGCGGACTCACCCTGATGCTGCCCTCGGAGTACTAACACCGGCCCATGAAACCGATCATCAACGCCGCCCTATTCGTAGTCGTAGCATTAGTGATCGCGATCGCGTGGCCGTTCATTGGCACCTCGTCGGACGACGAGGACGACAGAGATGACTAAACTTTTCCGTTGCGTTGTTAACGGATACTAAAACAAAACGTCAGGTAACGATAGGTAATCCAAAATAATATGGCTAAGAACAAAACCAACTGGGAACTCACGAAGCTCCTCATCAAGAACACGGGCCGCATCTTGCAATACGGTCCTCCCGGCACGGGCAAATCGTACGTCGCCATCCACGAGCCCCACTCGGGCGGCGCAGGCGGCATCCACAACGTGACCCTCACCGACGAGATGCCCTCCGCCGAGTTGCGCGGGCACTACGTACCCAAGGGTGGCGAGTTCATCTGGCAGGACGGCCCCGCTCTCAAGGCGTGGCGCAATGGCGACCGGCTCGTGGTCAACGAAATCGACAAGGCTTCGGGCGACACGCTCTCGTTCTTCCTGTCGCTCCTCGACGACGGCCCCTCGGCCATGATGACCTTGCCCACGGGTGAGACCGTCTATCCGCACAAGGATTTCCAGTGCATCGGCACGATGAACGGGGTGCCCGCAGACCTGCCGCCTGCATTGCAGGACCGCTTCCCTGTGACCATAGAGGTCACCGATCCGAACCCCAACGCCATCGCCGCGTTGCCCGAGGATCTACGCAACGCTGCGCAGGGTAGCTGCGTTAACCCTGACCCCGCGCTGCGGATCTCGCTGCGTTCGTGGTTCGCTTACGGCGCGCTGCGTTCACGGATCGGTCACACCTCTGCCGCCGAAGCGTGCTTCGGGGTGCGGGCTAAGGACGTACTCGCCTCGCTCACCATCGCGGCTGCTGCCTAATGAGCTACCAGTACGTACCAATCGCCCCCTTACCCGAGGCGATTGACGGAGAGCGGTGGTCGATTGACTCCAGCTCTCAGGCGCGGGTGGACCTCAGCAAGCGCGAGATGTTCGTGCCCTTGTCGGACAGCGCAGAAGATCACTTCGTCCGCCTGCATGAGATGGCTCATGCCAAGTGGACCCCCAAGAAATCCCCCGCGAAGGAGGCGGAGAAGATCGGGGTTGCGCCCGATCTGTTGCAGTCCTGCGAGGACTACAGGATGCATGCCCTGCTCAGCGAGCGGATGCGCATGCAGCCGCGCCTCGTTGGGCACATGACCGAGGGCGAGATCGAAGCTATGCTCCTGCGGTTGGTCAACCAGCCCGACGTCATCTCCCCGCTGGTGAAGATGGCGCTTTCAATTCACCGCACCGGTGACTGGCTGCGCCTGAAGAAAGTCATCCGCCAGTTAGCGGGCATTCCAGCGGAGCCCGACGAGGACGGAAAGGCAGAACCCGCGCCGCCGAGTCCGCTCAACGACGAGCAGAAGAAGGTGCTGCGCTACGCTGGAACGGAGGCGCAGAAGATCCTGGAGGAATCCCACTCCGTGATCCACCCCACTCGGGGGCCACGGAACTACCCAAAGTGGAAGGACATGCTGCGCATGGCGAAGTTCGTCCATGACCGCATCGGCATGACGCCGCCGCGTCCGAACCCGGACTCAGCGGTTAACAAGGAGGAGACCGAACGGCTTGATCGAGATACCCGGATGGTCCGCGAGGAGCTCCACAAGACGAGGCACGAGATCGAGTTCGGCACGGCAGACGTGCGCTCGGTGGCCCTGACCCACCCGATCAAGGAAGCACAGGTCGGTCGGCGGGAGCGGGCGCATGACTCGGGCACGGTGCCTCGGTTCATGCACCGCTACAACATCGACGGTCGCATCTTCGGGCGTCGGCGCAAAGCACCCGGTGGCACGGTGCTCGTCGATGCATCGGGTTCGATGAGCCTGTCCATGGAGGACATCGAACGCATCATCACGGCTGCGCCCTGCGCCACCGTGGCGATGTACTCGGGCAAGGCGGACACGGGTTCGATCACGGTGATCGCCCGAGGCGGGCATCGTGCGGACGTCAAGGCCATCGAGCGCGTCCGCGCTCAAGTCGGCGGCGGTAACATCATCGACGGACCTGCGCTGACGTGGCTGGGCAAGCAAGCCGAGCCGCGCCTGTGGGTCTGCGATGGGTACATCACCGGCTGCAACGACAGCAGCTCAGCAGCACTGACGACGAGTGCGTTTGCCACAGCTCGGCGCATCAAGGCCAAGCGGTTCATTAGCCTGTCCAGCGCAGTCACCGCGTTTGAAGAGATGCGGGCTGGCAAGCGCGTGGTCGGAGCCGCCGAACCTGGGCGTTAAGATGTGATTTGTTAGCAACCAACAACAACGATAATAATAATATGAACGCAGAAACTAAAAAAGCATACGAAGATAACAAGCAGAACATCCTCGCCGCTCTCCGAGCAGCCGGGGTCAAGGAATGCACCATCAACTACAGCGGGTCGGGAGATGACGGCCAAGTCGACGAGCCTGACTTCGGAGCCGGGGTCGTAGTCGACGACGTCAAGATCGAGCAGCGCGATATCGTGGGCGGCTACGACATGGGCGGCACGACCTACGTCCGCACATACAAAGTCAGCGAACCGAGAACCGTAGGTCTTCGCGAAGCGATTGAGAATCTATGCTACGGTAAACTGGAGGAGAAGCACGACGGGTGGGAGAACAACGACGGCGCGCAAGGGTCGTTCGTCATCGACGTGGAAGAAGGCACCATCGAGTGGCACCACGAGACGAACGTCATCGAGATCGAAGTCGACAACGAGACCCTCTAACATGGCTAACCCCTACCACCACGCTCAGTCGAGCGTCCGCAAGTGGGGCGGAGTCATCGAAGATTACCTCGCGATCCATCAGTGGTTCGACGCGAGCAAAGAAATCATCGCCGACTTCCGCCATCGTGCCCTGCGCCACCATGCTCAGGGCATCTTTGAATGTGAGCGCACCTTCGGTGCGGCTATCACGCTAACCAACGGTCGGTCTATCCCAACGCGCTGGGTCGGAGAGCAGCACGTTAAGGAGGACTTCGCTGGCCGCATCCCGTCGTTCACCGATTGGGTGCGAGCCATCCGGCCTGAGCCATGGATGGGCAAAGTTGAACACCTACCAGAGGAGGAATCACCAAAATGAAAATGATCATCGAAGTTGGACCCCTTACGAGAAACGAAATCGACGCCGTGTTGTTTCAGATCGACGAGAGTTGCTCGTCGCTGCAACTCACCGAGGACGAAGCCAAGTGGGCTACGACCTTGATCGAGTCCGCTCGCGACGCGCTCTTCAAGTGGGAGGTACCCACCGCCGAGCCGATCCACCACGCCGTGAACACGGACCTGCTCATCGCGCTGAAGCGACTCGTCGGTGATCACGCCGACCTGGGCGAAGTCGATTTGGTTGCGGAGGAACGTGACGCACTCGACTTCGCCCGCGCCGCCATCGCCAAAGCGGAGGGCCGAGCATGAACCCACCATCACAACGAGTCGTCTGGTTCTGCGGACGTACCAACGTAGGTGTCGTCATGATCGAGCCATTCGAGCACGACCAAAACAGAGAGCACAGCTATCGCATAGCTGCCGTCGACGGTTACGACGAAGTGTCTGACGCACAGTTCATCGCCGATTACGGATCGACGTTTCCCAGAGATGCGGGAGACGTGCTCTTCGGGAGGAACCCATCATGAACCTATCCGACTACGCCTTCGGGGAGAGGAGCGGTGGCTACACGGTATCAAAGCCCAAGCCCGCCGTGTTCTACTTCCACTACAACAAGCCCGCCTCGCTGTCCGCTGGTGAGCCGCGCTTGTCCATCCACTACCGCGATCAATGCCTGATTGTTAACGGCGTTGATTGTCGCGTTCCCGTCAGGTCCCGCACCCGCAAGACGCAGCCCCGCTGTGTCATGTCGGGTAAAGCCAGATCAATAAACGTCAGAGACAGCATAGCTGTAATCACATGAGCACACCAATCAACGACGGAGGCCCGGCGTTTCCTCGTCCAGAGTCACGCGGCACCAGCGGCGCCACAACCTTGCACGGCCAAGACGGTATGACCCTGCGCGACTACCTCGCAGGTCAGGCTCTAGCCGGAATCATGGCCGGGAATTACACGTCGAACAGTTCAGGGTGGGTGCCGGGAGAAGCCTACGCGCTCGCTGACGCGATGCTTCGCGCACGGAAGAAGGCCAGCACATGAGCACCGACATCACTCCAACTCCAACTCCAGCTCCGACACCGCCGACGAAACTCACGCTCGGTGAATTCCGCAAAGCCACGGCCCATTTGCCCGACGAGGTGGGCATCAGCTACCACGCTTACTACAAGGGGTGCTGCCTCAGCGGCTATCTGGCGCAGGACATCTGGATGTTCCCGAAAGACGGGACTCCGGTCCGATCCGTCGTCATCAATCCCGGCGACGATTACGACCACCGCCTAGCAAGGAGGGTCGACGCATGAGCACTAAACCAGAACTCAATCTCGATGGTCTGGACTGCACCCAAGACGTCGTCCTCAAACCGGAACGTCCCGACGGCAGCACTGGGGTATGGATCACCGTCGGAGATGCGTCCGTGCAGATCATCACTCGCGACGGCAGGCTAGCCGTTTCCATCTACGTCCTCGGGCATGAAATGGATGACCCTCTTGGAGAGGTGGTGCTCAACCTAGCCGAGGTCACTGCGCAGAAAGCCGAGTGGGATGACGAGGTAACCAACTCGGAACCCAACTCGGAAGGCACACCATGAAAACTAAGTTCCTAGTTGAGCACCTATTCTCCTACGGATGGGACGACGCCGGATGGATTTCTGAAGATGAGCCCTGGCTATTCGACACCCGAGAGTCAGCTCAAGCCGAGATCGATGACCTCATCGAGAGCGTAGCCGAAGCGGTCGCCGTCGGCGACATGTCCGATGAGTACGACGCAGCGGACTACCGCATCGTCGAGGTAGATCCAACCACTTGGAAACGAAAAGAGTAACCCACAAAACAAAATGAAATCAGAACAAAAAACCGACAGCACCATGGAAAAATACACGATCAACCGCGACGGGCTCCCGCCTCTCGCTTTCACGGGCGAGCAGATCGCCAGCGCAGATAATGCAATCGGCCACAACGGCCACGCCAACCGCTGGTTCGAGGTGAGAATCTACCGAACCAAAGGCGGGAGGTACGTCGCCTCGTTCGGTAGATTCACCCAGTGGCAGGGAGAATCCAACCACTGTACTGCGGCCTCGTTCGTCACCGCCGCAGAGGTCATCGAGTGGCTGTGGATGAAGGACGCCGGTGCCGTCTCGCAAGAGGCCGTCGAAAAAGCTGCCGAGGCCGACCCCGGGTTCGCCGCCGCGTGGGTGGAGGAGGTCGATTAACCCATTCTCCTTGCCCTAAGTTGTTACCGGTTGGTATCCGTTAGCCGCACGTAATGACCTCAATAAAATAACATGACATGGATACTTCCAAAGTCGTTACACACGTTAGCCTCTGTGCAGGGTACGGCGGCATTGATCTCGGACTCCGAGGAGCAATCCAAGGTCTGCGCACAATCGCTGTTAGTGAGATCGAAGCCTTTGCCGCTGCGAACTTGGTCGCGAAAATGGAAGCGGGACTCATGGACTCGGCACCTCTGTGGACGGATCTTAGATCCTTCCCGTGGGAAAGCTTTCGAGACCGAGTGGATATCCTCAGTGGCGGGTACCCCTGCCAGCCGTTCAGTACCGTCGGCAAGCGCCTCGGCAGAGACGACCCCCGTCACCTCTGGCCTTGGATCGCAGATGGAATTGTCCTCATGCGACCCGAGCTTTGCTTCTTCGAGAACGTCGAGGGTCACATCTCCCTCGGATTACGCGACGTCATCGCAGAGCTGGACCGAATCGGTTACGCTACGGCGTGGGGCATATTCAGCGCGGCTGAAGTGGGCGCGCCCCACCAGCGAAAGCGCATCTTCGTCCTGGCCCACCGCCACGACACGCGACTGGAAGGATACCACCGGCTGCTCACCGGACGGGAAGAACCCCGACGGGAGTCACCGCAACCGGAAGGATCGGTTGGTGGGTGTGATCGCCGCCGAGATGGCGAGTGGCCCAGTCGTCCGGGTCAACCTCAGCACGAATGGGAGCCGCCCCGTGTCGCTTGCGCTCAACCCCCGCTGGGTCGAGACGCTCATGGGTCTACCCGTGGGCTGGGTTATGCCGAGCTGTGCCTCGCCGGCGACAATCGTACCGATGAGCTCCGCCTCCTCGGCAACGGAGTCGTCCCAGCTACGTGCCGCTTAGCGTTCCGCACGCTCCTCAACGAAGCCCACGCGCTTCAACTTTCCAGCGGTTGTTATCCGTTGGTATCAGACAACAATGCAATAAAATGAAAACCAAATCAAAGCTATCGTTCCAGAAAGGTAACGCGAAACTCACGAAAGACATCTACACCTTCAGTCTGCCAGCAGGGTACACCTGCCCCGGCGCACTGAAGTGCCTTGCCAAGGCTGACCGCACGACCGGCAAGATGTCGCACGGTCCTCAGCAAGAGTTCGTCTGCTTCGCCGCGCAGGCCGAAGCGGTGTACCCATCCGTGCGCAAGTCACGCTGGGCTAACTTCGAGCTCCTCAAAGCCGCCGCGACCCGCGAGGGCATGGCCCAGTTGATCGCCGCCAGCCTGCCCAGGAAGGCCAAGATCGTTCGGATCCATGTGGGCGGTGACTACTTCAGCGAGGCGTACTTCCTTGCGTGGATGGACGTCGCCCGCGCCCGCTGGGACGTACGCTTCTACTCGTACACCAAGTCGGTTAACCTCTGGCGTCGGTTGCAGGAGTTCATCCCCGACAACCTGATCCTCACCGCCTCGCTCGGTGGCCGCTACGATGCGTCCACGGGTGGGCTCAAGACCGCCAAGGTGGTCTTCGCCGAGGAGCAAGCCGCCGCCCTCGGTCTCGAGATCGATCACGACGACACGCACGCCTACGACGGAGGCGAGTCGTTCGCCCTTCTGCTCCACGGCAACCAACGCAAAGGCACCGCCGCCGCTTTCGCTATTCGCGAATTGCGAAAGGCTGGGATCACGGGGTACAGCAAAAAGAAACTCGCCGCCATCACCTAACATGACACCCGACTACCGAAAAATCCACGCCCGTACGTGCGATAAACTCCTCCGTCAACGCGCCCACTGGGTGAACCTCGCTCGCATCTGGGAGAAGGAGGCGGGCTATGCCTACGACGACGTCGCCCGACGGGAACTCCAGACCAAGGTCGACTGCATCATGCGCTGCGCCGCCGACCTGAAGTTCATCGCCGCTAGGGCCATGGAGGATCTCCCCGTCGACGACCTTGAGTTGATCGCCCGCATCAAAGAGGACTCCGAACACCGCACCGCTGCCTAACTATGGACCTAATAAAATACGTACCCCGAGAATCCCTCGGGCTAATCCCCACCCTCACCCTCGCCCCGTGTGCGGTCGCTCAACTCGACCGCGTGACCGACGAGCTCGGGGTCACCCTCCCCATGGAGGACGCGGCCAAGTCCATCGCGGGCAGCGCCGCCGCCTTCCGCAGCTCGGCGTACTTCAAGTCCAACGACTGGTTCCCCACCCTACCCTGTCATCCGTTCCACGCGCTGCACATTAACTGCCCCGACGAGACCATCGTGACCCCGACCCTGATGTACTCGTGGAAGGACGGCGTCATCTACGGCGAGGACTCCATCGAACTCGCCGATAACTACCCCGAGATCCGTGTGATCGAGGAGGTCAAGGCCGAGTACTTCTGCCTCAACCGCCCAAAGAAGGAGGATAACAAATGAACCCTAAACAACAACGTATCGCCATCGCTGAAGCGTGTGGCTGGAAGATGCACGATCACCCCGACTGCCTAGCCAAGAAAGAAGGCTGGGTTTCCCGTGATTGGGAAACTTGGGTTATGAATCCTAGTGGGCTTTTAGTGTTCAAGCATGACATCCCCGACTACCTCAAAGACTTGAACGCCATGCACCAAGCGGAGGGGGTGTTGCGGGACGATAGAGAAGCCGCCTTTCGCGGATGGCTATGGTTAGCGCACGGCCAACCCGAGATGCGATGCGCTATCGTCCACGCCACCGCCGCCCAACGCGCCAAAGCTTTCTTAAAAACAATTGGCAAGTGGGAGGAGGACGAATGAACCCACCCGATCAACCTACGCCCACCCTCGCGCCGACGCCGAGAACGGATGCAGCCTACTTCGCAAACGGCGCAACCATGTATTCGCTCGCCGGTGAGATGAAGCTAATTGAACGCGAACTCGCGGGCGCTTGCTCGTTAAACGCCCTCGCGTGCCGGAAGTGGGACGCAGCAGAAACGAAACTCGCCGCCGCGAAGGAGGAGTGCGAGAGGTTGAAAGCACTTGGGAGCTGGATGCACACCTGCTTAAACCACACCGACGCAGAACGAAAAGCAGGTGTCGGGTGCTGGTGCTGCGCCACCGCCGAACTCACGCGCCTCCGCGCCGAGGTGGAGCGGTGGAAAACCGTTGCCGCCGAGATGTCGCAGGAGCGCGAGCACAACGCCAACGAAGCGAGCCGCCTCCGCGCCGAGGTGGAGCGGCGTAACGACATAATCAACCGTGCCAGCGTGCAGTTCTTTCACGATGGTAGCGATGGTGAGACCGCAGCCAAGATGCTTACAGTTCTCAACGAGGCAAAACCATGAACCCACCCAAATCACCCACGCCACGAACAGATGCCGAGTGCATCCAAATTTATCAGGAGGATGTAACCGGATGCTCCAATGCTATTGATTATGTGCCAGCATCAGTTGCCCGCACCCTCGAAACCGAACTCACCAAAACCGAACGCCTGAGATTTGGTGCAGATGCGGACCGCCGCCGCCTCCGCGCTGAGGTGGAGCGGTTGAAGGAATGGCTCGCAGACCCGCACAACCTGCACGCTCACTGCCTCCGCACGCTTACCGAGGGCCAGATTGCGCACTTGTTCGGGGAGCGCATGACTGAAATCGTCAACCGCGCCGAGAAAGCCGAAGCTGAACTCGCCGACTGGTCGGTGCTCAAGGCCTGGGGCGGCACGCCCGAAATCATTCACCAGTTCGTGAAGGGCCAGCAGAACCGCATTCACCACTGCCAAGACCTCGAGGCCATTTTGAACGAAGAGACGAACCGTGCCGAGAAGGTCGAGGCCGACAACGCCAAGTGGCAAAAGCTACTCCTCATGTCCCGCGATGATCGCGAGATTGATTTGATCAGCGAGGTTGAGGAGCAAGCCCGCTTCCTCAGTATGGCAGGGGAAAGGGAAGCCAACCTGCTCTCCGCTCTGAAGCTCATGGTAACCAAGTTCGATGCCTACATCGACAGCGAGTACTGCGGCACGGAGCTGCTGGCCGAGCAGCTCGCTCAAGCCGACTTTGCCCGTGAGGTCATCCGCGTTTCCGATTTACGGAAAAAGGAAATGCAGATTCCGACTGACCAGTAAGAACACGCACAACCCCACCTCGCACCGTTCGGTACTTGACTGTTACCGGTTGTTACCGAATCGTTCCAGTTCACACAAACTGACATGGGAATATGGACGAAACTTAAACGGTTTCCTCCGGTACTGGTTCGCCTGATGGCTAGGGACCGCCGAGGAAACGCACTCACCGAAGCCGAGATCGTAGTCGCCTCACGCGGTGCGCTCACGCTCGCCGACATCCGTCGTCTCTCGCTCTTAACGAGCTGGGACGACGTGAACGTGCGGCACATGGAGTCGCTCTGCAAAGTGTGCGGCGTCGACTTCGCCAACCGCGACCAAGTCCGCAACGCCAACCGCTACCTGAAGCTCGGTCGCTTCGACTACCTTAAGCGCGGCCCAGATTGGCTCTACTTTCAGGAACTCCTCACCACGTACGCCGAGCACCTTCGCAAACCATGAGCGCCATCCCCATGCTGACCAAGATCCCAGAGAAATTCGGCTACCTGTTCGACAACATGGAGCAGGAGATGTCCCTGATCTGCGACCAAGACCGGGCCATCGACGAGATGCGGTCGGCAATCGCTCGGTACGAACTCCGCATCGTCGAGTCGAAAGCCCGCGAGAAGGAAGCCACCTTGAAAGCCAATGCTCTGGACACGAAGTACCAAGAGCTGATGACCCAGGCGAAGATCGCCGAGCGAGAACTTCGGCAAGAGAAGGGAGTCATCCTCCGGGAGCACTCCATCCAACGCCACATGCGCCGCATGTGCAGCGTTCGCGAGACGCGGATCAGCGCCCGCGAAAAGTATTTGGTCATCGATGAGGCGAAGATCCGCCTGTCGAAGATCGGGAAAGAGTTAAAGCAAAACGTCGGGCGTCGCGGAGGCGGCGGCTTCGACATCTACAACACAAATGAAACTGAAACCCAACCATAAGGGCATTTACTTCGCCCACCTGACCGGAAGTACCCCCATCAACCTCGACACCAAAGACCGTGCCGTGGCGAAACGGCTAGCCAAAGCCGCCAAGTTAGAAGACATCGAGTTCACCGCGAAGGCGAGGCTCCTTACTGCCGAGGCCATCCAACGACTCACTAGCGACAGCCGCATCACCGGCGAGCAAGCCCTCGTGAAGTGGCGCGCCCTAGCCGACACCAAGCTGTGTCTGTCCCCCACTACGCTGTACGGCTACGAGGCCAACATCCGGCGGTTCCTCGTCGTGACCAAGCTAGCCGACAAGCCGATCACGATGGCCTCGTTCCACCATGTCGACGACTACGTCAACGCCCACGACGGCACGACTGCTTCGACTCGCAGCGCACGACGCTCGTCGCTCGATAATTTCTTTAAGGTCTGCACCGACGAGGGCTTCATCGTCCGCAATCCGGCTGGCCTCAGCAAAGTGCGCATGCACCGGCTTACCTTCGAGCAGAAGGAGAAGCAGACCCGCGAGCCCTTCACCGAGCTGGATCTCGATGTCCTGTCGACTATCGAAGACCCGTTCTGGAAGGTCGCGATTCATCTGTCGCTCAACTACGGGCTGCGCCTATCCGACATCTCCCAGCTTGAGTGGGCCAGCTTCGCGAAGCAGGGCCGGCTCATCGTCTGGACCGACAAGCGTGACCGCCGGATCGAAATGCCGCTCCTTGGCGAGACCGAGGCGCTGCTGCGTACCCTCTTTCGCAACTCCAGCCAGTACGTATTCCCCGTTCACGCCGCGCTCACGGAGGATCTGAACAAGCGGGCTACGCACAGCACGTACTTCGGGCGGATCCTGCGCCGCCTCGGCATCGAGGGTAAATCATTCCACTGCCTGCGCCACACGTTCGCATCCCGCCGAGCTGCGCACGGCGACACCATCGACGAGATCCGCGTCAAGCTGGGTCATACCTCCACGGTTACGACCGAGGGATACGTGCATGCCTGAGATTTTCACTATGAACCACCAACTAGAATTCACCGGGGCCGGTTACGAGGACACGCGTGATCGGGCTCGGCTCGTGCATCAGCACGTACGGGTTAGAGATTTAATGGGCGACGGTGCCTGGCGTACGTTATCCCAGATCAGCAAGGTTACCCGAGACCCGCCCGCTTCGGTGTCCGCCCAGTTGCGACACATGCGAAAACCGCGCTTCGGTTCTTGGACAGTCGACAAGAGGTACCTCGGCAAGGGGCTGTACCAATACCGAGCCGTGCCACATTCAGCACAAGTCGCAGCATGACCAAGCCAACCGAAGAACAGCCCACATCGAGGCGTCTCTCCCGCGATAAGTGGCAGCGCGCATCAACCAAGAAGCAGGCGCGTACCCCTAAACGCCACCGGGATTCCCCTACCTCAGTAGGCTACTACCGCGATTTAGCCGACGCCGTTCGCGAGGGCTCCGATCACTTCTGGGCGAACCGCCGCGTAGCCAACCTGTACTAGAGACCCCGAGTTCCACGCGGACATCGAGCTTACCCAAGAGCGGCCTTTCTTCACCGCTCAAGGGAAAGACGAGACGGCTTAGCCCGCCGCGATCTGCTCCACGTTCTCGGGCTTAATCGAGAAGTAGGTCAGCCCTGCTGCTTGGCTAGCGATTCCGTTGTAGTGCCCCCACAACTGAGCCTGATTCTGGTGGCAGAGGAGAGTCGCCGTCAGCCCCGGGTTCTTGTAAGCCGAGACGTGGTACGTGCAGAACGAGTGGCGCAGGCAGTTTTGCGGATGGGGTACGTCAGCCCCTTCAAACACGTCGGTCTTTATGTGCATCCACTGACTCCTCTTCATTCGCCAGCACGCTTCGGTCGTCTTATCGATCCAAGCCCAAAAGTTCTCAGGCAACCCGTCGATGTAACGACGACGGCGAGTTTTAATTTTTCGCGCCAGAAGGGTGATCCCTTTGTCCTCGAAGTTAATTTCCTCCTTCGCTAGCGTTGCAGCGGAAGTGAAACGTAACCCTGCAAATGCCTCCAGAGCGAGCCGACCGAGGGTCTCGGGCCGGTGCTTCAGGGCATAAGCGAACAGTCGAGCGGTCTGCTTCGGGGTGAGCACCCCCACTTCATCGATGCTAGCATTGCGCAGAGGGATGCCAACAGCGGGGTTGAGCGCGACGTGCTTCTTGTTGAAATTAAAAAAAGTACGGACGGGTTTGAGGTAGTTGTTAAAGGTGCCCGCCGCCGACAGGCCGAGCTCGCCGAGCAACTCATCGAGCCACTGTTCAAGCATCTCAGTAGTTACATCGCACAGCGGGACCGTGTTGAATTTCGTACCGAGGAAACTGATCTTCTGTCTTTTTTGACGAAACGTATCGGGCGACATCTGCCCGGTATCCCTCAGCGACAGGCAGTGGGCGATGTATTCCTTCGCCGCCTCGCCTACCGTCTTGCGGGATCGGACCAGCTCATGGCGCTTCAGGTTCTCGCGCCAACCCGCGACGACATCCACCCAGGATGCGTCGCCAATCGTCGACATGAACGCAGCCCAGTCGATCTGGGCCTGCCGATTGAAGACGAAGTCGTCTCCATTCCGCTGAAGGCGTCCGGCTATCTCAGCGTACCGTGCCTCCTGCTCCTCGGGGGTTTTGAACGATTCGGTTCGGCGGTCTTGGCCGCGCCCCCACTGGACCAGATGAGGACTGGCCCGGTCGGGACGGTAGATCTTGGAGACCCGGCTAATGATGGGTGCGTCGTTGGCATATTCGCGAGCGCCCGGCTTGATTTGTGACCCAAAACTCATGCTGTTTTGGCTATTTCCGTTTGCATCTGGTTGCATTTTTCGTGTTGGTTTCGTTTGCCACTGGGTAACAACCGGTAATCTCGGTCAACTCCGTTCTCCTCTGAGCACAAAAAAAACCCTCTAAAAGAGGGTTTGTCTCTGGGGCGGCCAACGGGGATGTACCGGATAACAATAGTTGTTTCACAGCAGGATTTAGTGGATATTCGACAACCGGCGTTTGCCTGCGTTTGTGGGAAAAAGTTGCAGTCCGAGGACTGTAACTTTCTCGCTCAAATTCAGGGGGCCGATTCATCGGCACCGATTGGTACACTGCTTGAACTTTCACACGAGCTTAAATTTGTGGGGAGGGCTCGAACCTCCATTCTCAGTTCAGCCCCAACGTCGTCACGCCGGCAGCACTGAGGTCGTATCCTTTGGACCACCACAAAAAGGGTTGAGATCGGGGTTGCGACCGAGCTCCGCGTGCCACGTCTCGTCCGGCATCACCCGGTACTCGGACAGGCTCTTCGACTTCGGACGCACGAAGGAGTCGTCCCGCCACAGGATCCGGTTGTTGGGCTGCGCTGCGATCTGGCCGCTGCCATCCTCCAAGAGGAGGAGGTGGTAGCACTTGTGCTCGCTCGGGTACTGGCTGTAGCCGTTGTCGGTGTGGTCGAGGGTGAACCAGTAGCTGGCCGGGACCATCACCCCGTCTCTCGTCCGATACTCGCAGCCCATTTCCCGCAGGTATTCGTAGGCCACCACCGAGAAATCCCAGCCGTGGCAGTCCCAAGACTGCAACTCCGGCAACGGGTGCTGCGGAGCTCCTTCCTCCGGCTCAGTGTGCCGCAACTTGTGCAGCGGGATCCTCGCCCACTGGCTGCCGGCCTCGGTCAGGATCGAAAAATGCAGTGCCCTCGACGGGATCGAAGTCACCCCGAAGATCACGCAGGGATCGTAGTGATTGGTGTCTGCGATGTTTCCCCGCAGGATGCCTTTGTCTACGAGACCGTAAAGGTGCTGGGGGATCGAGGCGTTAAGAGTGTGGTGCATTGCGGTAAGGCAGGTCGTTCAGCTCAGCCGGAAGCTTACCCGCCACGATCTGGGACTCGGTCCAGTCCATGGCCGAGGCGTTCCAAAGAATGGCACCGATGTGGTCCTCCGTGGTGTCGCCCTCAGCCCATGCCAGCGTGTGGCGCATCAGCGAGTCTTGGTAGTGGGACAGAGCGATGCCTTTCATCCAATTATTTTTGGCATACTTGCGGGCACCGTCCTCAAAGCGTTTGGCAATCCGGCGCAGGGCCGAAGGCGGAATCGAATGGAAGTGCCCCTTCCCTTCCGAGGCATCTCGGACTGCGCCTGTTGAGTAGCTCGTGCGAGAGCCCGTGTCGGGCAGTGTAGCGGGAGTCATTTGTAAAAAAGTTCCCAGCCCGTCCGCGAATACTTGCCGTCAGCAGTGATCCGAACGATCCGTTTCTTCGCGAAAGTAGGCGGGAGGAACGTCCAGCGTTGGGCGTCCGCCATCCACACCGCGCAGATATCAAACTTGGGCGCTGCTTTCCTCGCGTACCGTCTGAAATTTACGGTGTAGCTGTTTCGACGTCTCGAAATATGAGCCCCTTTGACCTGCACCCGAAGCAGCTTCTTGCCCGTATCCACGACGCAGTCGAAACCGGGCAGCGACTCAAAAGGAATGCAGACGTCCATGCCCTTTTCCTGTGCGTCAAAAAGAAAGCGCGCTTGCACCGCTCTTCCGAATTTATGTCGGTCGAGTGCCATCGGTTAGAATGCTGAGCGGAGTTGAGCGGCCCGGTCGTAGACGCTGTCGAGCATCGACTCAGGGTCTTGCGCGTTAGATATCATCCGCCGCGTCTGAGCCTCGGACATCGAGGTTGACCCCATAAATGGGGCGATCCCTAGGCGGGATGCGTACATATCGAAGTTGCGCAGAGCCGAACTCACGGCCTCGACTCCGCTCTCCGGCATGTTCTGCCGCAGACGCATGACCTCCTGGGCGGTGGGGGTACCAACGAACAGGGACTTGTACGGGTGCCGCGCAGCAAACGCAGCCTGCACTTTCTTGAATGGATCGGAGTGGCCCTCCTTGCGAGCCTGGTTGATCGCGGAGCGATACGCCTCTTGGAAGCCTTCGTTGTCGCCGGACATAGCCGCGAGTGCCATGTTGGTTATGTGCGGCGTCATCGGCGTGATCGCGTACCCGCCACCACCCTGTTGCCGCACCTCCAAGCCAGCCTCCATACCCGTGGACCGAAGGTAATTGTAGATGTTGCTGCGTAGAGCCACGCTGGCCTCGGCCTTGATCATGCCGCCAACCACGGGGAGTTCCTGCAACTGGTTGCCGAGCACGCGATCCAAGACGTACGCGTTTTGGATGATCCCGCCCGCGCCAGCAGCCTGGAGAAACGGACGGATGATGTTCGCGTAGTTGGTGTTCTCCACGTCGGCCTGAATCACATTGCGGACCGACTGCGCCATCTGGCGGGCCGAGCTGATGATCACGATACGATTGTCGAGCGAGAGGGCGTCGTTGTAACCGGAGCTGCCCTGGCGAGCCGACGAGACGTAGTCCGCCGTTTCTGCGATGAGCCCAAACGTGCCGACCGAAGTGGTAGCCTCGAGCCATGCGCTCGGACCATCCGACACGGGGCGTCGGTTCTTTTTCTTTTCGATCAGCTCGTCCCACTCGTCGAGGAGCGCGGCGTACGCGAGGGTGGCGGGAAGCATCGTGATGCCGAGCACGCCGATACCCCGAGCAACCGACGCTACGTCCAACCGACCCTCGGGAGTCTCAAGCAAACGGAGGATGCGGTTGGTCTGCTCAATCGACCAACCAACGAATGTGCCAAGTAGTTGACCGCCCTTAGACCGAGTGAGGTCGACCGGACGGCTGATCGCGCTCGCTTCGTTGGCGAGTTGCGAGGTCGAGATATTGTTCGATGCCATGATCAGCTTGGCGTCGAATGGATCTCGGCCTTGAGCGACCTTGCGGGCGATGTCTTCCAAGCTGTAGCCGTTGCTTCCGAGCAACTCGATCCGAGCTTTGAACGCGACCTCGTCGGTCATGCCCGCATCTTTGGCGGTCAGAGCCCGCGATGACTTCGGGTCTGCGCGGTAAACGCTAGCCGCGCTTTGAGCCATGTCATGGTACATTTCAATTACCTGCCAAGTGTTAGCCATGTTGACTAACTGTTGGGTGTACTGGAACGGATTCAGCAGCCGGATCGCCGGAGCAGTGCCGCCCTGAAAAGGCGACAACTTCTGGTGGCTGAACACCTGACGCATCCTGCGGAGGAATCTCGCGCTCTTCCCCATCGAGTCGTTAACGCCCCGCTCCCCGGTCCGGTTGTCTTTGAACGTCGCATGGTTCGCGGCGTCGAACGCGCCTTCCCGTACCATCGCTTGGAACGCAGCGTTGTCTTTGTACAGTTGCACCCCGCCGAGCTGAGCAACCCCCGCGATAAACAGTTTGCCCATCTTTGCGTACGCGCCGCCGACCGTCTTCCATACCTCGCCAGACCCAGACCGCTGAACGGCAAATAAGTTTAGGGTGCTCGCCGGGTTCTTAATCGCCGACGACAGACTGGCGGTCATGCCGGTGACTGCCGCAGCAAAGACCTCCCTCCGGGTATGCCACTGGGTCCAGAAACTACTTTCGGTATTCAGGACATCCGAAAACATGGCCGCAAAGTTTGGTGGGCGGTACTCGGCGATTTCTTTCAGCCGTTTGTACTCCGTTGGGTTTTTCTTTTTAAACGCGAGCCAAGCCTCGTTATCGACAGCGTCGGGGTTGAGTCCCTCTCCCGCAGCCGCTATCTCACTTTTCTTAGCTGCGACCTCCGAGACCATGTCTTTGATGCCCTTGGCTAAGACCTCGGCATCTCGGCCAAACACGCCCGTAGACACGATAGCGTGCGCGGCTCGCCCGTGATCCTCGGGGGTGTACTGCGGGTAGGTCAGCCACTCGCGGGGCATGAACTGGGACGTTCTTGCATCGACACCAATCGAGGCGGTCCTGAGCGAGATGTTCTGGCCCGTCGGGATTTCTTTTTGGGTGATGCGGTCTACCTGCTGCCAGCGTCCGTAGATCCACGCTACGAACTGCGCTCGGTATGCCGTAGCACCTTCGGGGTCGCCTCCCTTGGCGGCGTAGATTCCGTCAGCCACGGCGATAAGATCGTTGTTAGCCACGGATACTGCTTCGGCCACGACACGCGGGGAGACTTGTGAGCGAACGCCGTCCGCTGATCTCGGGCCGGGGACTCCCCCCATTTCGTTCAGTAAGATCGGATTTAAGAATGCGGCCCAATCGGTAGCGGTAAATAGTTGAGCTAGCTGTGCAGGCAGCGCGGCGTCTTTTGCCTTTTGTTCTTCGAGGCGGGCGGCGATCTGCTCTGGAGTCGCGCCTTTCTTTAGCGGTTCGAGCTTAACGAACGGATTATTTTTACCGTCGCCTTGAACCTTGAGGCGAAATGCAGCGGCCCAACCCGAGAGCGACTCGCTCATGTTCCGGTAGGTGGTGTACCCAGACACACCCGTCTCAAGCTGACGACGTTCCATCGGCTGACTCGTCTCCTGGTCAAAGACGTTAACGTCAGTGAGCCTCTCGTCCGCCACGCGGTTCGCCCCCGTGATGGACATCCACTTGTTCTGAAGTGCCGCGTTCTCTTTTACGCTGCGCATCAAAGCGAAGAAAGCCTCGGGCACCCCCGGTTTGCTCCAGTAACGGTTCGCCGAGACGTTTTCACGGAACCGTTTGTTTAACTGTGCGAATGCGTCCTTCTCAGTTCCAGCGTACGTATCCAAGAACCACCGAGCGGTGTCGTAGAACAGAATTTTGAAAGTCGACGGGTCTACCCCGCTTGCTTTCTCGAAATCGCCGCGAGCTCTTTCAAATTTATCACCTGCGACCTTGGCTTCGGCCCGGAAAGCGGACTGCCACCCGATGAATTGGGTAAGTGAGGTCGCCATCCTTGCGCCCCCTGCGGTTCCTGTGCGCAGAGCTTCTTCGGCGAGGTTTGAAAAGTGTCCATTGCGGAAGCCCGTAATCAGATCGCGGGACGGCGAACCGAAGATGAACCGAGACATCTCCTCGTTCTGACGCTCCAGAGAGTTGTACACCCTGCCCTGCTTCTCGGGTGAGCCCCTGCGTGCATCGATCCACTCGCGATTTCGCTGGAGGATCTCGCGTAGTTGATCGTTGGTCATCGCTCCGCTACCAAAGAGGGTGAGCGTGTTCGCCTTTGCGCCTTCTAAGAGTGCTTTGTCGGTATCGGTAACCGCACCCGCGTTGATGTAGTTGGAACCGTTCGACAAAACGAAAGACGACCCGATTTTCAAACGCTGGTCGGCGACGTTCACCAACTGATCGAAGATGGAATTGGCCGCGTTGAGGACCGACAGGTCTCTCTCCATGCGAGCCAGCCGAGCTTGGTCTGCGAGCGCCTCGTCGCGGGCGTTGAGCAACCGTTGAGCTGCTGGCATCGTCAGTGTCGCTCTTTTCTCCGGGGTCTTATCAAGGTTCGCCGTCGGTTTAGACAGGTTCTTGATGTCCTCGGCTAGGCCGGACAGCACCGTCTCGCTGACCTCGCCGTGTACGCGCCGAAGTTCGTTGATCGCGGCGACCCGTTCTTCTCCGCGAGTCATCTGCACGCGGATGATTTCTGAAACCAGTTTCTCGTTCTTGGAGAAACCGATCAGCGTGGTGAGCAACGCCGTACCGCGATCCTTTGCCATCGGACCCTCGCCCAAAGAGACGAGGTCTTTAAGTGGGATGTCGGGATTCGCACGCACAGCGGCGATGACGGCGCTTCTGATGTCCTGCACGCTCGACTCAGCGAGGATGAGTCCCCGAGCTTTCAGCACTTCATCTAGGGACTTGAAGTAGGAGTTAAGCGGAAGGTCATCGATCACGATCCCGGCAAATAATTTCTCGTTGAACCGAGCAGAGAGATCGCGGCGTTTGGTTTCGCCTTCAAGCGCCTCAAGGATTCCGGCGGATTGCCCCATCGCCTCGGCGTTCTCGCTGGACAGCTTCAGTTCGCGGCGGATCTCACGGAACTGCTCGGCAATTGACCGACCAAGCACCTGGCGGGTCACCGTCATGTCGGACAACTTGTCCATCACTTGACGGATGGTCTTCTGATTCTTTTCGGAAACAGCTTTAAGGTCGGTGATATCCGCCTTCAGACCTTCGATGCGGTTACTGGTCTTGGTATTCAGCCTCGCCAGCTCCCTGAACATCGTCTGATCGGCCATGTCGGCGACGACACCAGCCTCCAGTTTTTCGACGGTGACGCTGCGGTCAAACAGATCTTCCTTAACCGTGGTACCGAACTCAGATTCCAGCGTAGACTTGGCGTGCGCGTAGATCTGCACCGCCCGCTGACGCGGATCAGCCATGCGGAGCACCCTGTACAGGTCTTCAACGGAGGTGATTTCGCGTGGTGCTACGACACCCACACGCTTCATCGCTGCTCGCTGCGCAGGCGTATAACTGGCCTGCACCGACTTCACCTTCTGGTAGAGTCTCTCAACAATCGGGTGCAAGCTGTTCGCCACCGCGACCGATGAGCGGGCCTCGGCGAGTACGCGCTGCACCGCGATGTTCCCGTTGTAGTTCTCAAATTCACCGGGCTGCACCCGAGCAAAGGTAGGACCGAGAACTTTCTCTAGCTCGGCGAGATCCCTGTCGAGGGTCCACGTACCGTTTGCCTTGGCCGTTTCTTTGGCGCTCGCGAGTGCGGCGTCGATGTTGAGCTCGGCTGAATCGAGCGAGCGAATGGGCCGGTACGTGATGGAACGCCCAGTGAAGTCAGCCTTCACCGCAAACGTCCGACCCCGCTCGTCGGTGGACATCCTGACCACGTCGGCGAGAGTTGGCTTCACGCCGAACTGGCTTAAGAACCGATCAAAGGTCTGCGCATCGCCGGCTAGAACCTTGGCGAGTTCATTGTTTACCCACTGTTCGGCCAGCCGCCCCGTGGTGTTCTCGTCACCAATGTACTTTTTCTGAAGGTAGATTGCAGCGCGAAGGAACAGCTCCTTGGCGGTACGGAAGATCGCTTGGAGCAGACCACGCGAGTACTCGCGGTCGATGTTCTGCAACGCGAGGTGTTCAACGGCGCGCTCGATGGCGAGCTCCTCCTTGGTCATGCCCTCGCCCGTCGCCAAGCGTGGGTCGGCCTCGGGGTTGTTGTAGAAAGCTAGCTTACCATTCGGGGTGCGCTCGATGACATCGTGGATCGCACGGTGAATGTCTGCCGGTGCGTCAGCCAGGATATCGTGGGTGATCTCATGAAGCCCGTTGAGTACCGACTGCTTGCTTGGGTTGTCTATGCTATCGAGCACCAGCCCGACCGTACGCTTGGAGGGCGAGTACTCACCGCCCAGTTTCATTTCCTTGGTGGCGTCGGAGATGGAGACCTTCAGTCCGCGCTTAGCCATCGCGTAGACAATGCTGACAAGTTGGGTGTCGTCCTTCGGAGCGAGGTACTCCTCGGGGCTATCAAAGTGGCGGAGACCTTCGCGAGCTTTGGCGACGTCGGGTTGGACGCGCATGAGTGCGTCGTCCGTTGCCACTTCGTCTCGCGTGATATCCTCCGCGTCGCTGATGTCTTCGGGTGGTTTGAAACCCTTCGGTTTAAATCGAACGCCGTCTCGGAGTTTCTCTCTCAACAGAGCGGCCAGTTTTTTCTGATACTCTGGGCTCCCTACTTTTTTATAAAGAGTAGCCCCATCGACACTGAGTCGTCTTTCAATCGCTACGTACGTGGCCGTCGAGTCTATCACCAAACCGGCGGTCTCCTTCAACTGACCTGACTCCTCAGCCGACATGGCGGTCTTTAATTCTGGAGTTTCGGCAGCAGGAACTTCAGGTGCGCGAACCTTCGGGCGATCTTTCTTGGACCTTGGTGAAAGTACCGTGGTGGAGGTGGAAGTGGGAGTACCTACGTCAACAGGCGCTGAAACCGGAGCAACTGGTGTCTTAGCAGCGGGAGCCCCGACTACAGAAGAAAGCACAGCAGGAGCAGGAGCAGGAGCAGGAGCAGGAGCAGGAGCAGGAGCAGGAGCAGGAGGTACTGGAGCAGCCGTGGCGGTGGCGGTCTTGGTGAGAACGGGTTGCCCGGTTGCTTTTTTACCAGAGGAGGCAACAACATCTGCGATCTGCTTCGCCCGGTAGCCGGCAACAAATAGGCTAACTCGATACTTCGGGGTGTCGCCCTTGACCACGCCGATGATTCGGTCGATCTCGGCTTGGGCTTCCTCGGGTTTGCTTACGAGCAAGGCGTTGATCTGCTCTAGCGTTTCGACCTTCTCCAGACTGAGGCGCTCGACGACCTGCCCTACCCGCTTTTTAGGCAGCTTTGCGGCGATTGCGGAGGTGTTCACCGCATCTCCATCGGTCATTGCCGGTTCCGTGCGGGCTTTTGCGGTGACGCTTTCCAGCGGCGAACTTATCCTGGTTGGGTTTTTCAGTGGCGTCTTGGTCACCGCCGCTGTTCCGCTGCTCACCATCTCGTTAGCGGCAAGGTACTCGGAGAGCTTGGTCTTTTTGGAACCGACTCCGAGAACACCCATGTCCAAGGCTCGCTGCACCACTGGAGTCCACTTAGCCCTCGTCGCGGGATTCCCGTAGAGACGGAGCATCTGCTCTTGGTTGACCTTTCCGTCTGCCGTAAATGGAGCTTCGTTAATGATCAGCTTACGCAGGGATGGTTTAGAAAACCCTTTCTGCCCTGCGTAGCTCTCCGCGAGAGCGTCAACCAAGGCACCCTTGTTTTCAAAATTCGATATCTGCTTCACGTACGTCACCCCGTCTTCTCCTCTGACCAAGGGCAGGAGGTGGACAGAACCGTCGGCCTTTTCGGCGACTGCTGCTAGGAGTCCCTCGACTCTCTCCTTCACGGTTTTGATATCCGCCGGGAGATTCAATGAAGACTCAACCAGATCATCGGCGCTCGGGATAGGCGCGGAAACAGGCGCTGGCGTTGTTTCCGTCGGAGGCGTGGCTGCTGCAACAGACGTCGAAGTAACCGTAGGCTTCTCTGCAACGGGCTCAACCGGCGTCGTCGTCGCTGGGGCGAACGGCACCGTGGTGTCCGGTGCAGCCGCCAACGGGACGTCCATCGTCTCGCCGGTGGTAAAGTCGATGAACTCGGCATCATCCGCATTGCGAACCAGCGCAGCTCGTTCTCGAACGCGCTTCGCGGCAGCGTCCACTGGAAAAGGAATCGTGTTATCAGGTGCCGCCGGAGTCGGAGCAGCCTCAGCTCTAAACTCCGAGCGAGGTACGCGAACAACTCGGCTACGCAGCTCGGCAGCTTTCTCGCGGACGAGACGGCTTTGCTCGGCGGCGGTGATCTTGTCTGCTTTCGCTTTCTCCTTGGTCGCCTGCAACGCCTCTTTCGCCTGGATCGCGGCGACCTGCTTATCGGTTAACAGATTCAGCGTCTCTTGACCGGGGGCATCCTCGACGGGTACCTCGTCTCCGGGCGTCGAATCGATCTCGCCGATAACGGGCTCGCCGACGGTACGGGAAGCTTCGATCACGCTCGTTTCGCCGAACCTCATCTGGTCGCCTGGCTTCCGAGCACTCTTGAGCGCGGCTTTCTGTGCGGCTTCGGTGCGGATCTGCTCCGTCTTAGATTCGATGACGGCTTTAATCTGGTCACTGACCTCCGGTATGCTCGCGTACTCGACCTCTCTTGGGGTGAGGTTGGTGTTTCCCGCCATCACCTTCGCGACAATAGACTCAACGGTCGGAGCGACACCCGCCTCCGCAGCCGCCGCAGCCTGCATGGCTTCGGCTGGAGCGGTAAAGAATGTGTTTACCACTGGGATGTCCGCTTGAAATGCCGCTTTAGCGGTAGTCGCTGCCTCATTCTCCTCGGTGTAGGGCTGCGCAGCCGGAGCTTCAGCCTTCTTCGTGGCTCGGATGTCGCTGAGATTGCTGCGGATTTCAGCCGGGGCACTGCCGACTTCGGCGATACCTTCTAGGAAGATCGAGCGGGGGTCGATCTCCTCGCCGGACGCGACCTGACCACCGAGCTCACCGAGCATACCGCCCGAAGCCTGCACCCCGATTTCCTTTCCGGTGGCTCCGAGGACTCGACTAAACGCCACCTTCTCGCCCGCAGCCTTCGCCGCCTTGAGTGGGCGCATGAATCGTCCCGCCAACCCAAAGGTCGCCGCGTCGAAAAGGGCAACCGGGATAGCCCGCTTGTTTGCAAGGTCTCTGGCTTCCGCTAACTTCTCTGGATCGTTAAAGAAACTCTGGATGCTGGCAGGATCGTTGGGGTCCATGCCCTTCTCCCGCATGACGTCGAGAATCTTGGATGCCCTCTCGGTGGCATAGGATCCGGTAAAAGCGCCCGCTGCGGCTCCGGCAGCGGCAGTGGCTGGGTTAAGCCCCAGGGCTCCCTTTGCCCCGCCGATGACCATGCCGCCCACCATCGAGGGCAGACTCGAAGCCAGCGACTCGGCGATGACCTCGGTCGTGATTGTGACCGGATTCTTAGCGAACGCCGTCAGCCAGCCCAAGGCGTCGTCTTTGGCGACCGACTGGAACTCGCGTAACTCTGAACTGATCGGGTTCAGGTCTATCGTCTTCTGGGCATCGGCGATATCCTGGGCGTTTGTTGGGTCTTCCGCCCCCTGCACCACGTTGAAGTTCTGTTTAAGCTGCCCGAGACCGCGCTTACCAGCGGCGTAGACGTCACCGAAGAAACCACGACCATCCGCTTCGATCTCAGCGTTGATGCGATTGAACTCGTTCTCTAGCGCGGGGATCTCGCCGAGCCGGCCTTGGTTCTTGTACTCGTTGGCGGTGCGGTACAGCAGGTCGTCATCGCTGTAATTCTGCGCAGTCGGACCACTCAGTTCTCTGAGTGTTTTGAGGAGAACATCGCGTGTCATCGTGTTACCTGATGTGATTCGG